GTACAACTTCATCGGCAGCAACATGACGAAGCTAGACCAAAGCACCGGTCTTCCTGCCGATCGCCCGACGTTCAACGTAGTACAAAGTGCAGCCGATACCCTGGTGAGCCGTATCAGCCAAAGCCGCCCAGCCCCGGTGTTCCTCACCGACAACAGCGACTATAAAGAACGCCGCTTAGCTAAGCAACTAAATAACTTTATTCAAGGCGAGTTCTATCAAACTAAGTCCTACGACAAAGCTGCCACCATCCTTCGTGACGCGCTTGTTACCGGCACCGGTTGCTTAAAGATTTACGAGACGCCGGACAATCGAGTCGGCGTCGATCGCGTACTACTTACAGAGCTCCTCACTGACCCAAACGAAGGCATCTACGGTGAGCCGCGGCAACTGTACCAAATGAAGCTCATTGACCGCTCGGTGCTGAAAGACATGTTCGAAGGCAAGGATGCGATGATCACCAACGCCTCCGCCGCCTACCCCGACAACAGCGCCGACTCGTCCAAGACGGTGTCAGACCTCGTCATGGTAGTCGAAGGCTGGCACTTGCCTTCTGGTAATAACGCTAAAGACGGACGCCATGTCATTGCCTGTAGCGAAGGCTTACTTTGTGACGACGAGTACACCAAGGATAAGTTCCCGTTTGTGTTCCTCCACTATAGCCCCCGCCTCTTAGGCTTCTGGGCTCAGGGCCTAGCAGAACAGCTTATGGGAACGCAGATGGAGATCAACAGCCTCCTATACACCATCAGCCGCGCTATCAAGCTGGTTGGTGTACCACGCGTGTTCCTCGAAGCCGGATCCAAGGTCGACGCCGCCCACAATAACAATGACGTAGGCGTAATCATAAAATACAGAGGGACGAAACCAATCTATGAAGTTGCACCTTGTGTCCCTCAAGAGCTATACGGACAGCTTCAGCGTCTCATACAGTACGCCTACCAACAGTGCGGTGTATCTAACATGCAAGCGTCAGGCGAGAAACCAGCTGGGCTCAACTCTGGTGAGGCACAACGAGTCTACGACGACATCGCAACGGATCGATTCGCAGCCCTTGCAAGAAATTACGACAACGTATTTGTGGATCTCGCCTACCAGATCATTGACCTTGCTAAAGACATAGCAGTCAGAGACGGGTCCTACTCCACGGTGTACCCCGACCGCAAGACCGGGCGTAAGGAGATTGATCTACCGGAGGCGTCTCTGCTTGATGACACCTTTGTCATCCAGTGCTTTAACGAATCGTCACTCCCACGAGATCCAGCTGGGCGTATGCAAAAAGTCACCGAGATGGCACAAGCCGGTATGATCGATCTGCGTGAAGCTAGACGCCTACTGCGGTTCCCGGACATCGAGCAGATCGACACCCTGGAGAATGCCGCTGAAGAGCGTATCTTTCAGATCCTGGACCAGATCGTCGAGGACGGTATTGCAACGCCGCCGGATCCATTCATGGACCTGCAACTAGCGTCTAAGTTCGTCGTGCAGTACATCAACCAGTATGGCCAGTGCAAGCTTCCAGAAGACCGTATGCAGATGCTACGTGACTTTTTTGCGCAGATACAGGCAATCGTACAGGCGGCGACACCGCCTCCAGCACCGGCCATGGCAGCACCGAACATGCCCGGACCCCCCGGTGCGCAACCCTTAGCTACACCGGAGGCTCCTCCCTCGTCCCCGCTCCTGCAGAACGCCCCCGCCGCAGCATAGTTTATGTAGATCTATCGCAAACTCAATAGATCTACATAAACTAGCTATAACTCCCGGTGCTCAAAAGTAACTCGAGCACCTAAAACCAAAAAGAAAGCAACGACTATGAGAAACAAATACGGTCTTGAGACCGACGCCACCTATGTCGCCCCCGCTGCTAAAAAGGTCCCCTACACCGTAATCCCTATTGGAGACGCTAATAGCCTCAAGGCTTGGCGATCGGAGCAAGAACATAGGGAGACCCTATGGCAAGCAAACAAATCGATCCTAGAGGCTTCTAGGCGGTCTAAAGCGATTTTAATGGTAGAAGAGCAGATGTCCACGGTGTCATTCACACCGGAGGAGCGGGAAGAGATCCAAACTCTGATTCGGAAACGGCAGCTGGAGGATACCGAGGCCAAACTTGAACGAGCACGGTATGAGCAAGATTACGCCGCCTTTTACCCCGCTGAAATCCCAACACAAAAGACTTTCTGGCAACGGTGCCAGGAGCGGCTATCTCGCGTATGGCGAGATGCCTTTGATAGCGAACAATAACCAAAAGAAAGCAACTATATGTCATTTCAAGTAAGCCCTAAAGCTGGTCCTACAGTCACGCCCTCAACCTCCCAACCCATGCAGGATGGTAAAGCTAGAGCGCTAGCTAAGCTAAACGCTGCTATGGAGGCTAACGCCATATCCAATCCTGTATCCAATCCTACCCGTATTTCGCCGGAGGAAATGGGAGCGGTAACGTCCCAAGTTCAAGAGCCCGCCACAGAAAACCACACTAGTGAGAGTTCCCAAGCGCCCGCAGTGACAAAGGCACCGGAGGAACCGCTTTCGTCTCAGTACGCGCAGCTGGCACGTAGAGAAAAAGCCATCAGAGCCAAAGCCTTAGAAATTAAAGCACAAGAAGCTGCTTTTAAAGCTAGGGAAGAGGCTGTGAAGGCCTTAGAGGCGCAATATAAGACCGATTATATTGCCAAGTCCCGTCTAACGGAAGACCCCCTCTCTGTTCTTAACGAAGCCGGTGTTAATTATGACGATCTGACCAATCGCATTCTTAACCAACCCCGCATCGAGGACGCTGCCTTGGCCGGTGAGTTGAAGGCGCTACGTGACGAAATCAAAGCCCTGAAGGGCGAGCAAGAGCAGACCAAGCGATCCTACGAGGAAAACCAAACTAACGCTTATAAACAAGCAGTGGAAACGATCCGCCGAGACGTTGCGACCCTGGTGAAGACCAATCCCGACTTCGAGGTAGTTCATGCCACCGGCTCCGTTGGCGATGTGGTTGACCTAATCGAGCGTACCTTCAAAGAAGGCCTAAGCGACGAGTACCCTGCTGGTACCGTGCTGGATATTGAAGTAGCCGCAAAGATGGTCGAAGATCACCTGGTCGAAGAGGCGTTAAAGATCGCCAAGACTAAGAAGATTACCCAGAAGCTTCAACCCGCACCAGCTGCGGCAACCCCTAAGCAGTCACCGCCAGCGAAAACTCTCACTAACGCCATGAGCGCCAATAGGCCTCTCACTGCGAAGGAAAGAGCACTACTCGCTTTCGAGGGAAAACTTAATAAATCCTAACAATCAATCTCGCTGTTACCGGATAGGTCTGACGACCGATGCCAGTAGCCGCAACATGAAAGGGTAGCCCGATGGCCGCCACTTACGCAAATAGCTCTAATCAGACCGCAGCCTTGAAAGAATTGTACACCGACGATAAGGAGTACATGAAAGACCTGGTGTACAAGGAGAATCCGTTCTTCGCCCTCGTTCCTAAGAACGAAAGCCCAGACGGTTTCGCCGGTAAGTACATCCCGGTCCCGCTCGAGTACGGAACGCCGCAAGGTCGTTCGCATACGTTCTCGAACGCCCAGAACCAACAGACGCCTACGCAGCTGGCATCCTTCTTCGTCTACACGATCGAAGACTACCAGCTGGTGACGATCACCAACCTCCTGATGGAACAGACGAAGACGAATGCCGGTGCATTCGTTGACGCCGCTAAGCTCCAGATGGACGGCGGGTTCCGCAACATCACCAACAACATCGCTTTCGAGTTGTTCGGTGACGGTACGGCTTCCCGTGGTCAAATCGGCTCTGCGACTAACCCATCCGGCGCGATCTATGCGATCACGCTCAGTAACGCTCAGCAGATCGTTAACTTCGAAGTTGGCATGACTCTTGTCAATTTCGTTAACACCGCTGGAACGATTGGCTCTGTCTCCTCGACCCAGCTCGCGGTGACAGCAGTTGACCGCGCTAACGGTATCGTTACCGGTACGGCTACCTCCACCGATTCGTCTTGGACGACGGCTGGTAACCAGCTCGGCGTGTATGGTGACGTGATCTCCGGTGCGAGTGCAGTAGCGAGCTACGTAGCTCTCTCCGGTCTTGCGGCGTGGATCCCGACGACTACACCGGGTGGTTCGGATAACTTCTGGGGCGTTAACCGCTCTGTAGATCCGACTCGTTTGGCAGGTCTCCGGTACAATGCGCAGTCGTACACCATCGAAGAAGGTATGACGAATGCGCTTGCGTTCCTCAACCGCGAAGGTGGCAAGCCTGATCTCGCGATCATGGACTTCGCTAGCTACGCGGCCCTGGTGAATGCGCTCGGAGCGAAGGTTCAGTACGTGCAAGTTAAGCACGACGAGGTTGAAGTTGCTTTCGAAGGTATCACCTTCCAGAGCGCTTACGGACGCGTTACTGTGCTGGCCGATCGCAGCTGCCCTCCGCAGACGTGCTACTTGTTGACCATGTCAACTTGGAAATTGCGTTCACTCGGAAAAGTTCCACATATTTTGACCTACGGCATGGAGGGGTTAGAAGGCTTGCGTGTTGGTAATGCGGATGCTTTAGAGATTCGTATAGGTTACTATGGCAACCTTATCTGCTCGGCCCCGGGATGGAATTGTGTGGTCCAGCTTTCTGCCTAAATAACTAGTTAAAATCATTTGATTTTGAGGCCAGGATCGAAAGTCCTGGCCTTTTTTTATTACAGATACTTGACATTTTTGTCCCCTAGATCATACTGGCAATAGGAGACATTTATGATTATTTACAAAGCCACTAACGTCAGTACTGGTAAGTCTTATATTGGCCAAACTTCGCGCTCTTTAAATACTAGGAGGGGAGAGCATCTAAGAGCCGCCGCTAATATTGCAGATGTTATTTATCCAGCTCCTATTCACAAAGCTATAAGTGAGTACGGTTCCGGAGATTTTGTGTGGGAAGTTTTAGAAGAATGCAGAGACTGTGACCATCTTAATGAACGGGAGCGGTTTTACATCAAACTTCTAGGGACTATGGTTCCGAATGGGTACAATCAGACTGTCGGTGGTCACATGAATGGAGAAATGGCCGAGGAAGTCAGAGAACGAATCTCTGACACAATGGTTGCTTTGCACAAAGATCCGGAATACCAAGCAAGAAATTATCCAAAGCTAAAAGGTAAGACACCTCCCAACAAAGGCATTCCTATGTCGGAAGCACAAAAGCTCAAGGTAGGGAAGGCCCGTAAGGCAGCTTACGAGGTTCCTGGATACGTCAACCCAAACGTAGGTCAGAAACGAACCGGCGAAGCCTTAGATAACCTACACAAAGCCTACCGGAAACGCGAACTGCCCACCGGTGAGGCTTGGACCGAAGCTCACAAGGATCAATACACAACCGAAGTTCGAGCCAAGATGCGAGCCACGAAGTTAGGCAAGAAACCAGCTAATACCAAAAAAGTTGAATGCATAGAGACTGGGCAGGTGTTTGAAGGTTTGACAGAGGCTTCAAAGGCACTGGGTGTAAATAGACAGAGCATATATCTGCAGATAAAAGGTACAATAAAAGTTGCAGGCGGTAAACATTTCCGGTACCTTAAAGATAAGGACTAACTTTATGACTAGGTACTGTATGCATTACGATTCTGATATGTGTATTTACTGCACAGCCACCAAAGCCGGTGTTGAAGAGGAAAATCTACTAGCAGTAATACATTTGTACTGGTCTGAGACTAAACGACCTTATAGCAGATCAGGCTGTGACTCTTGCGGCAACCCAGATGAACCCTACATGCTGTTAAATTCTTTGTGGAAAAAAGTGACTAAGGATACAAAACACCAGTATCTCTGTTTATCGTGCGTTGAAACTAAGCTAGGACGGCCTTTAAAGGAAAAAGATTTCTCCAAGGCATTGATAAATTGGGGTTGTATGGGTCACGACGTTCGTGCCTATATAAAGTTTAGAACAGACAAGAAAGCAGCCAAACATGATCGAGATGAACCTATGACTGACTTAATCAAGCTACGCTTAGTGGACGAGAAAGATTGCTGGATGTGCAACCTAACACCCGGTATTCCGGTGGTTTATCAGCTATGTCATGATCAAAAACACTTACGTGACCAGCTGTGCTCTCTTCACATGAATCTTACTAACGGGACAAACCCCTTTATAGCCCTTATTCCTAAGAAGTAACCCATGACCCTCCGCAAAGCCCTCAAAACCGGTAAACCCATCCGTCTCCCCGGACGCACCTGGTGTATCAGTAACAAAGATCCGTACACCAGCAGCTTCAGCTACGTGTCCCCTCATACCTGGCTCGACCCTGAGTGGTTCCTGTCGGTGACCCACCTCACCGTGGTAGACATCCTCTCCAAAAACTGGGAAGTGAAGAAATGACACACTTTACACGGTGTATGCACTAGTCTATGCTTTAGACATGAAGACACTAATCTTTCTCGCAATAGTCGCCCTTTACATCCCAACCCTCCTTGTGCGAATCTGCGGTCCTTGGATCGTAGTCATTATCGCTATCGCCACTATTAGTAATCTTATTTGAGGAGTAAAAACATGCTTAACAAGCACACAATCATCGCATTAAGTCCTTGTAACGATAGATGGGAAAATTACCTGAAGCACTACGGGGATCGTAGCTTTACGCATCGGCAATTCATGGGATTGAAACACATTACGCATGACGATAAGTTATGGGTAGCGTTTCGGCTGATGCAAAAAGAAAAAGTAGTGCTAGCAGCTGCTGACATTGCTGAAAGCGTTTTACACATCTACGAGAACGCCAATCCTAACGATGACAGACCACGTAAAGCTATTGAAGCAGCGAGAAGTGGAGATAAGGACGCCGCCTACGAGGCCCGCTACGCCGCCGACGCCGCCGACGCCGCCGACGCCGCCGACGCCGCCGCCTACGCCGCCGCCTACGCCGCCGCCTACGCCGCCTACGCCTACGCCGCCACCTACGGCACCGCCCGCGCCGCCACCAACGCCGCCCACGCCGCCGCCGCCGCCTACGCCGCCAACGCCGCCCGCGCCGCCCGCGCCGCCAACGCCGTCGCCGACCGTAACAAGCAAGAAAAACTAATCCGAACAATCATCCTTAAGTACTGGAGATAATATGAACAAACTCAACCTCGGTGTAAAAAAACAATGGATCGAAGCACTACGCAGCGGAAAATACCGCCAAGGGAGGTTAACGCTAATGACAGAGGACAAGGACGGCTTCGCCTATTGTTGCCTCGGTGTCGCATGCGAAATAGGCATAGCACAACCAAGATTAGAGGGGTTATCTGACTTTGTTGAATATTCCTTTTTGGACCAATCAACTCAAGATAAATTAGTTATTATGAACGACGGTAGTTTTTCCGCACAAATAGAACCTAAATCATTTTCACAAATCGCCGACTGGATCGAGGAGAATCTATGACCTGCAACCACACTTGGAAACTATACGAAGGCATCACTAACCGTTTCGAATACTGCACCCAGTGCGACGTTAAGAAGGGGGAGGAGACCGTGCTTGTAACGGAGCACTGGAACAAGAGCACCGGTGAACATAGTCTAAAACTAGAGGAAGCTACTAGTCAGTACGACTACATTTTTCAGAACTGCAAAGGTCGCTTCTGGAAGGATACACCTTCACTTACTCCGGATAAACAGCAGGAATTTATTGCGTTAACTGAGAACGCGGTGAGAAAAGCCGAAAAAGCGATGCTGGAAGCAATGGTATTCGGCACCGGGGTTGATTATAGACCCGCCGGAATAACAAGCCCCGCCGCAATGGAGGTGATGGAAGAGACAACAGTACAAGAGCGGATTGCTAAAGAGTGTCAGGAGTTTGTTAACGACACCGGTGTTATCCCCACCTACGCATTCGTAAGCCCAAAAGATTGGAAGGAAGTAAAGTCAGCACCCAATGTCCACTGCTCCTTCGGTCCCGTACGTGTATACTGCGCGCCTGATTTAGACCACGATCTAGTCGTCGTAGGATGTGATACTAGGTAGGCTTTACACCTGCTTAGCTCTTTGACGTCAAAAAAGACACAGCTCAAATATAAGCTGTAACGAATAAGCATTGACTTGGTATCGTACTTGAAATATACCCTGCATCAGCCGGAATAACCCGGTGAGAAACAGGAGTAACAGTATGACTACCAAAGACCTCGTCACCGCCCTCAGCCAAGAAGTCCAAAAGAACCCAGTCTTCAAAGACTTCGCACTACTGTGCGCGAGCCGCCACCGTGCCCGCAAAGACCTCACCGTGGTGTCAGTGTCCCGTAACATGAAGGCACAAGGGTTTGACCACAGTGACGATAAAATAATCAGTGTTCTTAAGCTGCTCGCCGATCTCGGTGTAGGAAAGATCGATAAGGACCATAAGGGACGCATACGAGCCTTAAAAGACATCCGCATCAAGCTACAGTCCCTCGGAGCCGCTGCCCTCGGTGAGGTCAAAGACGAGCTAAAGGGCTTCCGTCCCCGAACCAACTTTGGAACGCTGCCGCAGCCTACGCCCCCTAAGGCCGCCCCTGAGGTACGAGCAGCCCGATCTCCACGTCCATGGCAGACTTCCGGCGCACGTATCGTCCTGACCGTCCTCCTCGGCGACAAGCCCATCAACATCCCGGTACCTGCAAACTTGACAGCGCTTGAGATCGCTGCTTTAGTGGAGAAATTCTCGAAAGGAGAATAACGGTGAATATTTTTATAGAACGAACAACAAAAGACAGCGACCTGGCTAAAATATGCCAGTGCATAGAAAAAGAAAGTCCTGGAGCAAAAATATATTTACTACCGAACGGTGTTCGACCTTGGCACGAGATATTCAACCTAGAACTGTACCGTCAAGCCCGCGGTGTAGTCATAAGGAAGCCGACTTTACCCCAAGAACACAGATAGTTAGACGCCCCGGTGCTAAGGACGGCACCGGGATTATCCTTGAATAAAGTTAGCCATAGTTAAGGAAACCACACTAGTAGGAGCCTCGGGATATCCTCGGAGCCCCGCCTGTGTCGGTGCCTAGGCCGCCACGGTGAGAAGTACTGGTATATCCGGTACTCATACTAGGCAAACCGAGGATAACATGGCTAATCGCAACTACCCTAACGGCAAATCAATCTACATCCCCCACGTCAAACCGACGCTTATCGACTGCAACTTTGTCGTCGACAGCGCGAATGGTAACGGACTCGGCATCCGTAGCCTAAAAGGCGCCTACGTCAAGAGCGTGTACATGCACACGTCAGCGACACCGGCTACCGGGAACCCTAACCCGGCTTCCGGTTACATTGTAGTTACTCTCACGGATAACTTCAATGCCTACCTCGGCGGGTTCTCCGGTCAGGTGTCGGCGCTGAGCGGCTCCAACATCTCGTCAGGCATGACTGCCCACGTCCCGTACGTAATCACGTCCCTGGGATCGACTACCGCTGCGCAGTGGCAGACGGCAGGCTTGTCTGCCAACATCACCCCCGCCGTCGGTGTAGCGTTTATCGCTGCTGCTACCTCTGTCGCTGGTGGCGGCACCGTGCAGGCCCTCCACTCCGGTGGATCAGGCATCGACCACATCGAAGTCGTTGGTGACTCTAACCTCTCTAACTCGACGAACCCACAAACCGCCGGTAAGCAGATCATCATGACCTGCTACTCTGGCGGATCTGTTACTGCCCCTACGGACGGCTCCGTGCTCGGACTCACGTTCTATCTGAACGACAGCTCCGTTCCAGTCGGCTCCTCTTCATAACCCCTACGGGGTTTCACAGCGTGACCACAAGCGCCCGGCAGGAAGGTTCAAACAGTCGATCCTGCCGGGTCAGAAGGGATTAGATGGCAGCCCCTAGCACTCCAAGCAACTTTTACGTCACTCAGGCAAATGGACAGGTCCTTAGTCAGTGGGACCAGACATCCGGTGCAACGTCTTATGTCCTACAGCGGTCACTCGATAACGTTACTTTCACCACGATCACCACGCTGTCTGGATCCCCGCTTGCGTCGAGTTACGTTGACACCACGGTGACCTCAGGTACCGCTTACTGGTACCAAGTCCAAGCCGTTAACGGATCCGGTTCTAGCGCATTTACAGCCTCTCAGAGCGTCGTTCCGACCATGACCGGGGAGCTATCCCTCGGTGAGCTCAGAACGCGTGCCCAGCAGCGTGCAGATCGTCTTAATAGCTTGTTTGTGACTACACCGGAATGGAATTATTTCATAAACAACGCCATGTTTGAGCTGTATGATATGCTCATAACGTTGTACGAAGATCAATATGTAGCGCCAATCCCTGTACAGTTCCTCACCAACGGCAGTACGTTCCTGTACCCACTGCCAGACGGTGTGCAGACTTATACCAATGGCATCACGGGGCAGGGAACTTTTGTAGCACCACCCTTCTATAAGCTAATCGGTGTGGATCTAGGACTCAATACCGCTAACCAGGCTTTTGTGACGGTAAGGCAGTTTAATTTTGCTGATCGTAACCGCTACCTGTACCCCAACAGCGCCTCCACAATCTACGGTGTATTTAATCTAGAGTACCGCCTTCTTGGGAACAACATTCAATTTATCCCAACTCCGTCAGCGAACCAACCGATTCGGCTGTGGTACATTCCAAGATTAAAAGAACTGTTAGCCGACACAGACACGACTACGACAGGCATCAGCGGTTGGTTGCAATATGTTATTTGCAGAGCCGCAAAATACGCGTTGGATAAAGAAGAGTCCGACACCAGTGTCATCACTCAGGAACTCCTGTTTCTCAAACAACGCATCGAAGAATCAGCAATGAACAGAGATGCAGGTATGCCACAAACGATCGTGGATGTTAATCCATTCGGCAATAATGGATCCATGTCACCCTTCTCCGGTATCGGCAAGGGAGGATTTGTCCTTATGCCGCCATTTCTCTCCTCTTACTATAAGGGATACCATTCGTTGGCTCACACCGTACTGTGCTCCCAGCTTATGCTGCGATATGTCTTCTTCGGCGTAGCGGCGTCTTATTTCTTGTACCTGCTCAAAAGTAAGTTTAGCAGCGGGATTACTTTCACCAGGGTTAGATTTTCATACAACCAGAATAACAGACGTAGAGAATAAAGTCAAATGAGCCTCCCACTACAGCTACCACTAACCCAGATGCAGACCATGTGGTCCTCGCAGCTGAACCCTGTGCTAGCCCTCCCACCCGTGCAGGGGAATTTTATATTTAACGTGCAGCTAGCTGGGTCAGCTGAGACAGTGATTAACACCGGGTTGGGGCGGCTGCAGCAGGGTTGGATCATTATTGACCTAGACACTAACCCTGTAACCATCTCCCGCTCCAAGCCTTTTAACACGAAAACATTAACTCTCTACGCGACGACACCGTGCACTGTGTCCCTGTGGGTGTTCTAATGCCGCTTCAGGATCAAATCTTTCCAGTTGACTTCAGCGGCGGCATCAACACCAAGACTGACTCTAAAAAGGTCGTCCCCGGTGAATTCCTCCTCGTACAAGACGGCGTCTACACCAAGATCGACAACATCCAGAAAAGGAATGGCTACACGGCCCTGACAAGCGCTATTGCCGGCGGTGGTAATCTCGTCGCCCCGCGCATGATCGACACCTACGGCACCGAGCTTACGTGTCAAGATTCAGGCCAGTTCTATTCCTACAGCCCATCTCTCCCAGCGTGGGAGAAACAAGGAAACTACACGTCAATAGACTTTAGCGAGAAAGGCATATTCTACCAGACCTCAGTATCCGGTGCCGCCGACTGTGCTGTAGTTGGTAACTACACCGTCTATGTTTACGAGGACGCTAGGGCTACGGGCGTCTCACCAGCGGTGTACACCACCATAGTTGATAACGTCTCCGGTGTAGAGATTCTTCCCAACACTCTCGTCGCACCGTATGGCGGTAACGGCACCACCGACACAAGCGCGCCCAGAGTAATTAATTTAAGTCCAACAAAAGCCGGTATATTTTACCTAGCTCAAAACGGCGGAACAGCTAGCGCTATCGCCATGAAAGTGGTGACCATATCCGGCACTACTGCGACTATCGGCACACAGGTTATTGTTCAACCCAACGCAAACTTACCTTCACTACCGTCCCACCCGTCATTCGATGTGTCTGCCACCTCAACCGGCTGCGTGCTTACGTCCCATGTTTTTAGTTCCCCTGACACAGTAACGACCAGAACACTAGACGACACCGGGGCAACCATAAACAGTGCCGCAATCAGCCTATCTACGTCCTCTACGGTGACTAACCCTGTCGCCAATATCGTGGATCCCACGAACGGTAACATATGGGTCTACTATGCTGACACTATCTCCACAACGCACTCCATCTACTACGAGGTGTACGATTCAAATCTAACTCCTATTCTGACAAGTACGATCATCACAAGCGAAGGACAAAACGCGATACTGAACATCGTAGCGCAATCCACTAACAGCACGACCCAGTCGGTGTTCTACACCGTCGTTACACAGGACACGAACGGTAATAGCATAAATTCTATCCACACCGCGATTCCCACGATCAGTGGGGGCATAACAGGGATCGCACTATACCTCCTCGGTGTGGGAGTTATGTCACGTGTCTTCTCATTCAACGGTGCCTATTATTTTATAGCCTACTACAACGGACCCACGTACGACTCCTCGGTGAGTTCCACAACCGTCCCAAACGTACAACCTACGTATTTTATTATTGACACGGCTAATGCTTGCGTTGCCGGTCGCTTTGCTAGTGGCTTAGCGCTTGCTATAACTACTTGGTTCACGCCGCATGTGGCTACTGTTAGTTCAGGAAACTACGTTTTTTGCGCTACAAAACAATTCGCATCCTCGGTAACCTTCACTAACAACTCTACATTCACACAAAACACAGTTAGTTCCTACGGATCGGTTGCATTTAGTTTTGGATTCAACACTCTACGCACGTACAAGAACACGCAGGCCGGTGAGTTGAACATCCTTAACGGGGCATTGTTGTCGGCGTACGACGGGCAGACCTGTGCTGAGTGGGGATATCACCTGTACCCCGAAATCTACAAGATCGCCCAAAGCACCCCGATGGGCGGCGTGATTCCTGCAGGTACCTACGCGTACGTGGCGGTGTATCAATGGTTAGACGCTAACGGTAACCTACACCAGTCCGCTCCGTCCCAAGAAGTTTCCATCACCGTCGCCTCTGCCAACTCAGAGGTTTCCATCACCGTTACTGACCCTTTTCTAACCGGTAAGACAGGTGTAACAATCCAGCTGTACCGCACTATCGCTAGCGGTACGGAATTCTTTCAGATCAATAGCGGAGTCGGAAATTTCTCCAACACGGTTTTCTCTCAAGTCTTCATCGATAACACCACCGATTCCCAGCTCCGCAACGCTCCACCACTCTACACCAACGGTGGTGTATCGGAAAACTCAACGCCACCCCCATCCCTGGTGTTAGAGCCTCGCTTCAATCGCCTCTGGTGTGTCGACGCTGAAGCACCCAACACGCTCTGGTACAGCAAACAGTTCGCACCGGGGTACGGTTTATCACCGGCTAACTTTAACATAACTCAAATTCAACCAACACAAGGAAACACCGTTGGACTTAAAGCCATGGACGACAAGATGATCGTCTTCAAGGACCAAGGAATCTTGTGGTTCGCAGGCGACGGCGCTAACGATACCGGCAACAATTCCACTCTCACACAACCGCAGACCATCCCTAGTGGATCAGGCCTGGCCGTACTAGGAAGCCTAACCCTGGTACCGGCTGGTATCATCTATCAGACGACAAAGGGCATATTCCTACTCGATCGCGGTCTCAACCCTCACTACTCGGACCAAGTCTTTAACGGTGCCGCTGTGGAAACCTACAGCACGACCCCGATCCAAGATTCTAAGATCATCCCCAACACCACACAGGTACGGTTCCTCTGCGCCTCCGGTGTATCCCTCCACTACGACTACATGTTCAACAAGTGGTCCGTATTCACCAACCACCTGGGTTACTCCTCCGACAACTGGAATGGTGCCTACGTCTATGTCCGAACTGATGGCGCTATCTACCAAGAAAATTCTTCTACGTATCTCGACAACGCCACACCGTTCGCCTTGACGGTGAAGACTAGCTGGCTTGCTATCGCCGGCATACAAGGGTTCGAACGGCTTCGGCATCTCCTAGTCGTCGGTGACGGTACCGTTAACGGGTCTCACGGTGTGCAGATCTCCACCGCGGTGAACTTCATCGAGACCTACACCGCGCATAATCCTTTCACATTCGTCCAGACCCCGTTCCAGTTCCGGCAATTCCTTACGATTCAGAAATGCGATTCTATGTCGCTACTAATCCAAGAAGTCGTCACCGGTGCCTCCGGTGAGTTCATGGACCTAACCAACCTGTCCTTCAACTGTGGAATTAAAAAAGGACTACACAAAGTGCGATCGGCGGTGTCCGTTGGTTAGAGCATATACTCCTTCTGATTACAAGGACCTTGAGCAGTGGTGGAAAGACCAAAATTGGGATCCTGTTCCGCCATCAATTCTTCCAGACTTAGGTTTTATAGTCCCTGGTGTGGCGGCGGGATTTTTATACACAACTAACAGTACTGTGGCCTGGATGGAATGGATAGTAGCGAATCCTAAAAAAACCTTTGAAATCAGAGATGAGGCATTAAATGCAGTGCTAAAAACTATAGAAAGCCGCGCGAAAGAATTAGGTTTTTCAACCATACTCATCTCCACGTCAAATAAAAGATTGTTGGAGAGACTAGTCAATTCACACAATTACGTCATAGCTGACAAATCTATGACTAATTTAGCGCGCCAGTTGATCTAAACCACACTTATAGAGGCGTCAAAATGGGCGACACACTTTCCAGCATTCTCGGCGGACAAACTAACGGCGCACAGGCGGGTAACGGCGCCCTAGATCAAAACTCCGGATTCTACACGGCCCAGCAGCTAAAGGATCAGTACGCGTTCCAGCAAGCGGTACAAGGCAAACAAAACGCCCTAGGCAACCAGATCCAAGGCGTTGCCAACGGCACAGGTCCAAACCCTGCCTTATCTCAGCTTCAAGCAACCACTCAGCAAAACATCGGCCAAGCAAATGCTCAACTTGCAGGTAACCGTAACCTAAACCCAGCACTGGCGGCCAAGATGGCTAACCAAAATCTGGTGCAAACTAACCAAGCAGCAGGTAACCAAGCCGCTACCCTAAGCGCTCAGCAGCAGCTCGGCGCCCTGAGTCAGCTTGGCAGCCTGTACGGGCAACAACAGCAGGGGGCCATCGGACAGCAAACCACAATGAACGAAGCAAACCTTGGCGCAGAAAAAATTAACGCCGGCGTCGCACAGCAGAATGCGGAGAATGCGAACAAAGCTAACATGGGTCTTTTACAAAGCGGTGCATCCCTGGCCGCAGCTGCTACCGGCGGTAAAATTAAAAAAACCCAGATCGGTAGCAATCCTCACATGTACGCCGACGGCACACCGGATGGTGGTGTGGCCCCCGTGTCAGAAGGGACTACAGATACTCCGGACTCCATAGCCTCGGATGCCTCAGCTGGCATCGGCTGGTCCGGGGACAAATCTCTTGGCACGGATCCTGCCTACGCATCGCCGGCTGTAAATGCTGCCCTCAATCCTGGTGGCGTAAGCGCTACGGCGCCGATGTCCACACCGATGTCCGGAGAGACAACGGCTCCTACTATGCAACAGTCCCCTATAAACGGTCCTTCATCGGGAGTGGGGAAATATCTTGCAAACTTTCTAAAAGGATTTGCGGATAGCCAAATTAATAAACCCTCCCAAACTGGTGGTATGATGTCTGCAGCCATGAAGGCAGCGCCTATGGCATCGGCAGCGTTCCACAAAGGCGGCAAGGTTGACGCCATCCTATCCCCCGGTGAGAAATATCTCACACCGGCTGAGGCACGCGAAGTTGCGAAGAACAAAGAGAAGGTCACCGCGGTGGGTAAGAGGGTGCCCGGTAAGGCTAAGGTCCCCGGTGACTCACTCGCCAATGATATCGTACCTGCTAAATTAGAAGAGGGTGGCATTGTCGTGCCACGCTCCAAGATGGGCTCAGCTAAAGAAGCAGCAGCATTTGTCAAAGCACATTTCGCCAAACGGGGCAAATTATAATGGCCAAGCTTTTTTTAGACCTCAAGAAAATGTCCAAGGTAGACGAAGACGGTAAGTCTACCACGTTTCAACATGTTGCAGGTCACCAGATCAAGGTTGCACACCACGGTCTTTCGCCCGAAGTACGTGAACAAATGAAGGCGTTGCCCATGTTTAAAGGTGGTAACCCCAAGCTTCAAGAATCTAAAAAGTCTCCCCCCGCAGGTAAACTACCCGGTGAAGCTGCACAACACAGCGAGAAAGGTGCAGGGGGAATACACGTCCTGAGTGATAAGAAACGCATGGCGGATGGCGGAAAAGTGACGGAAGAGGATAACTTCCAGATCTCCAAAGTCCCCGGTGTCGCTGCCCTCACCGACGAAGGAAAGATGCCCCAAGCCGGCGACGCTGGATACAACTCCGGTGAAGCGAAACCAGATCCACTCGGTAACGGAGTTATCGACACCGTGGTGACCGCCGGCGCCGCCCCCCTAGCCGGTACCATGCTCAAGGACGCCGGTGCTGTCGCCGGTAACGAGATCGGAGCCATCGGATCCGACCTCTCGTCGCCGGGTCTTATTCAAAAGGCTATGGTTAAGCACGGTTTAGACGAGAACGCACCAATCGGTAAGCTGCTCGAAAAGATGAAGCCACAGACAATGGACGAAGTGAGGTTGCAGATGGCGGCTAGAGATAAAGCCGAAATGCTGAGCAACCGGGGTAAGCCTCGTCGTAAGATGGCCGCCGGCGGTGTTGCCCACTACGACGAGGGCACCGGTGACGGCGGCGCAAGCCTCATGGACCAGGAACCGCAACTGCAGCCCACAGACATCAACGCGGTGTCAGCACCGGCTGGACTACCGCAACCGCCTCCTGCGACCGTTGCCGATACACTACAATCCCCACAGCAAGATGCACCTTCTGATGCGCAACAAGCACCGCCAGCGTCCCCAAACGATCCCTACGGTGTGAACGCCACGTCCCAGACCTTCCAAGCCGGTCTAGATGAAACTAAGAAAGGCATAACTGGCCAACAATACGCAGAGCAAAAAGCTGCAGAACTTCAAGGCGCTGCTCTTAATAACGCCATTAATCAACAGCATCTGCAACAGTTAACGTATCAAAACCACTTCAACGACCTTGATAAAGAACGAAAAGATTTTCAGCGTGATGTCGATAATCAACACATCGATCCGAACCACTACATGAACAGTCTCGGCACTGGAGACCGAATTCGCACTGCTCTAAGCCTGATTCTCGGCGGCATTGGATCCAACGGCGACCCGTCTAAAAATCCTGCGATCAGTTTCCTTCAGAACCACATCGATCGCGACATCGCTGCCCAGAAAGCCAACCTCGGTAAGTCAGAAAATCTTTTGTCAGCGAACATGCACCAGTTCGGCAATCTCCGGGACGCTACTGACATGACTCGCATCATGCAGACGGACATCTTGTCAAATCAGCTTAAGAAAGCTGCCGCTTCCGCTACCGATCTCGGTGCCCGTGCCCGCGCCCTACAAGCCGCCGGTGCGTTAGACATGAACACGGCACAGCTTCAGGGCCAGATGGCGATGCGTAAGACCATCCTAAGCGGCATGCAGACAGGGCAGATCCCACCAGAGCAGGTGATCCGCGCTATCGTACCTGACAAAGAGCAGGAGCAGGCGCGTAAGGAGTTGTCGCAAGCGCAAACGGCACAGAACTTGCGCAACGATACTCTGAAGGCATTTGACCAAGTCAACCAACTCCACTCCGGTGTAGGCAACGCCCTCAACCCACAGTCCTACAAACGTGCTGACGCGGTGTGGGGAGCGACCATGGACAAACTCACCAAGGACACTAGCGGTCGCGTGACTCCGGAAACCGTAGCGCTGATGTCGACCCTTAAGCCAGATCGCCTCGACACCGACGAGACCCGCGGTGTGAAGCGCGCTAAGCTGAACGACATCCTTAGCCAGACAATGCATTACCCGACGCTCGACACCTATGGCATTAAGCTTTCAAACACACCCGGTGGCGTCCCCGGTGGTACTCAATTACGCACTAAACCCAGATAGGTCCCCATGGCACTACAAGCAGCTCCTGCCGACAACTGGCCGAATTTAATAGCGCCGGATGGTAGCCTTCAGGGCGTCCATCCTGACGACGTAGCCGCTGCCCTAGGTGCGGGGTACCAACACGCAACGCCTGAGCAGGTACAGCAACACTACCAAGAACAACAATACGGCACCGTGGGGCAGCAGGCGGCAACTGTCGCCGAAGGCCTAGCCCGCGGTGTAGCCGGCCCTCTTGCAACGCAGGCTGAAATCAGCAGCGGCATCACGACACCGGAGGCCATCAAGGCACGTCAGGAAGTCAACCCCGGTGAAGCAGGCTTATCCGAAGTAGCCGGACTCACGGGATCATCGTTAACCGGTGTCGGTGAGGGTGCGCTACTCTCTAAGGTCGGTGAACTTGCCAAAGGTGCCGTTGCCGCTGGCGATGCCCTTCGCTCCACGTCAATAGCCGGTAAGCTAGGCGCCGCCGCCGTGCAAGGGGCTGCCGAGAACGTACTGTGCGGTGTCGGTAACAATGTTAACGAATCTTTACTGGGCGATCATGAAGCCCTCGGTGAGAAACTCCTACCCACAGTCGGACTCAACGCCCTCATCGGCGGTGCCGGTGGCGCTGCCCTATCCGCCCTTGGCATGGGTGCCGGTAAGCTTGCATCCCTAGCCGACAAAGCAGAACTAAGCCCAGACACCGCGGTGAAAAAAATTGTTGGTCACGTAGCCGGTGTCGATTCCGACACCATCAGCGACTATTTAAAGAACCGAGAGGCTGTCAACTCGGTGCCAGATTACGAAGATGTGTCTAACCACGGACTTATCCACCTCGAGCAGTTACATAGCGACTTGGGCACTGCTAAAGAAGGGTATCAGGCTCTTGAATCGGGTATGAAAGAGGACCTACGGCAGCGTGGCTATGACGCTCAGACTGCCTCTAGGACCGCTAAAACTGCCCTACGGGAGGCGCAAGAGAAGTTGGCAGGGGATACCCTTAACGGGGCCCTAGAAGCCGCTCCTAGCGTCTCTAACAGCGTCCAAACCCTTCGTAAACACGTTATGGAGGGCTCGCAGCAAGCCTATGACGCCCTTGAGCAGTCCGGACGGTCCGTAGACCTGAATCCCACGTACCAGAAGGCTAAGGAGATGGCTGACGGGCTACGGCAACAGGGAACACTTGAGGCCAACGCCCAAGCCGACCGCATCGAGGCTCAGATCCGCACCATGGATGCTACCTATCCTGGCGGCATTGCCCCCGCCCCCGCGGTGAAATCCCTCATCAAGGGTCTAGACGGCATCAGTCAATGGAGCGTAGGTAACAGTGCCGACGCCAATAACCTCGCTAAACAGTTCCGCCAGATCCGCCACACGCTAGATGCGTCACTAAAAGAACAGGTTCCCGAGTACGCGGCTGCAATGAAGCCCGTAGCCCGTGACGCGCAGCTATTAGACAGCGTCGATCACTACACCGATCCCGCCGACGCGGCACGTAATATCAAGTCTCTCACCAACCCGGTGAAGTACAAATACGAAATGCCGGCGCTGAAGCAGCTTGAAGCCCGCGTAGGTAGCCCTATCACCGAGGGTATCGAGAAGTATGCCAACCCTGAGCTCCGTAGCGCAATGGAAAGTAGCCTTCCCGAGGCCAAAGCTGCTCGTGAAGCTGCCGCCTTCGCTGAAGAGCTAAAGAACCCGGAGACAAAGCGGGCATTGGCGGCACAGCTTCACGAATCGCCCGAGTTTAAGGCGCTGATGGAGGCACAGAACAAAGCTTCTGCGCTTAAAGGCGTTTCACCAGCTGGATTGCAAAGTAAACTTAACAAAGCCCTATCCGGATCCAGCATCGAGGCGCGGAAGCTGATGGAACAAATCCCCGGCATGGAAGGAAAAACCATGCCAGAGATTCTCGATGCATTACGCGTGAAGCAGGCGTTTGAAAAAGGGATTACAAACGGATCCCGTAACGTAAACGCCGCCGGCGCCATCGGCGCTTTCATCGGGTCCTTCCTCCACGGTGTGTCACCGCTAGCTGGTTATGCCGGTGCCGCCGCCGGTGCCGCTGCAGGCCATGTTATCGACAAAAATGGACCCGCGTTCGCCAAAAAACTCATTGACGCCTACGCTGACAATCAAAGTAAACTCAGTGCTCTGAGTTCCCTAAGCCGCGCCGCTACCTCCGTGTCTAACAAAATTGCCTCCGGTGCGAAGCGTATTTTCTCGGACTCTGGTCCAGCAGTTGCATCTGTTGCAGCAAAATGGGACTACGACAAAGTAAGCAAGCTGCTCAAAAACTACAACGGGGATTTCAACAGCGCCGTCGGCGACACTACTGCCCGCACAAAGCACATGCAGAAGGTGGCACCAAACACCGCGGGGGCCCTACAGAACCGCACGGCCACTGCAGCGTCGTTCTTGCAGTCCAAACTCCCGGTGACGCCACCGCCTACTCCTTTTCAGCCTTCCCTGCGCCCTTCACAAGCTGACATCGCTAAGTTCAAGCAGTACTACGACACCGTGTCTAACCCTACGCATGTTCTAGACCGAGTGCGTCAGGGGACAGTCACGGCACCGGAGATTGAGACCCTCCAGACGGTGTACCCCAAAATGTACGCTGAGATGAAGCAGCAGGTGTACGCGCAAATGATCGACGCGACAAATAAAGGAAAAATGGTACCGTACCGCACCCGCATCGGCGTCAGTTTATTCATGGGGGCGCCTCTGGATTCGACCATGACACCGGCTTCAATCGTAGCCGCTCAGCCGGCGCCAACGCAGGCTCCCCAACCACCCCAACAAGGCAAGAAGGTGACCCAGCACGGTGGCGATAAGCTAGCGAAAATGGGTAAGTCGTACGAAACTAAGTCCCAAGCTGCTGAAAAAGATCAGATTTCTAGAGATTAGCTCTACCGGACCACACTTATAGAGCAGGTTAATCACACCTTAACTCCATAAGAGGCGCCCATGTCGAGAAAAAATAATCTTAGAAAATTTGATTCCATCGTAGCCGGCTCTATGTCCGGCACCAACACCCTGACATCCTCGGTGACGGACGTACAGTGGCTGGACGACATCGGGTACCAGTTTGTATGGACTGGATCTCCTACCGGTAACATCAGCATCGAAGTGTCCGCAGACTACGCACCAGGGGGTCCTGTCGGTTCAGGTCCTGCGAATGCTGGTAACTGGACGCCACTAACGTTATCGTACTGGAACGGGGCATCGTTCACTACCTCCAACTCCATTCCCACCTCCGTTGGCTCCCCGGTGTACATTGACCTGACTCTTCTGTCCGCCCCGTGGATCCGCGCCAAGTACACCAACGTTAGCGGTTCAGGAACCCTCACTGCAACGATAACGGCGAAAGAGGTAGGTTGATATGTCTCTATTCGTACGCTACAGCCCACCATTCCTTAGTGGCGGAGGCGGAGGTGGTACCGGTATCACTATCCCCCCCGGTACCGCCGGTGGTATCCCATTTTATCAAACCTCCACGACCATAGCATCCTCCGCCCTCCTCGGTGCGGGTCAAGTAATGCTCGGCGGCGGTAGCGGTACAGCCCCCTACACTCTGTCCACAGGTACCCAGTACCAGGTGCTGAATCAAGGAGCTTCGGCGGCAACGTGGGATGCTGTTCATCTCGACCAAGCCGCAGCGGTTACGGGAATTCTGCCTATCACCTTTGGCGGTACCGGTAGCAATAACGGTTCCATCACAGGGTCTGGTGCGCTGGCGTTTGTCGCCGGTGGAACAAATCAAAATGTCTCCATCACTCCCAGCGGAACCGGGTTCACGCTTCTTAGCGGCAACGTCGGTATCGGAACTACCACACCTTCTGCCAGACTTCACATCATAAGAAACACCGGGGAATCTACCCCGATGAAAATTAATAACACCGACACCACCAGCGGGTTCATAACCCTGCAGGCTAACGGCACCACCTGCCACAACATATCCTTCATTAACCCCAACTCCGCTATCTATAATATGTACACCGGGGGGGTGCTCACTAACTCCTTCAGCACCGTGGGCAACTCCTACTTCAACGGTGGGAACCTCGGTGTAGGTACAACGAGCCCACTGCGTCTACTCCACATATCAGGCTCCGGAGCAGGTAATTCGGATATTCTCATCACCGATACCAGCCAGGGGACAGATCTCAAGAATTTTGAGATTAGTAACCGATCCCAAGTGCTGGAGATCGGTACACAGAACGACGCAGGGAATAATTTTGGTCCTATCATCACTTTCACACGCGGTGGAAGCGTCGGCATCGGCACTACGAGCCCTAACACCACGTTAGCGATAACGTCGCCTGGGTACGGTGCCATTTCTCTTGCCAACACCAACGCAGACACGACTCAAAAAGGCGCTGTCATTACTGGGTCCCGCTACACGAATGCGAACATCCCTTTCACTGGGTTCGGTACGTACGACGACAACTCCTCCCGTACGGTGTACCTAGGTGGTGGTGGTTGGACGCGACCTGACGCTAACTATATTTCGTTCTACACCGCGCCGACGTATACCGAGACGAATAACACCGGTGTGCAGCGCATGATCATCAACGGTGCCGGTAACGTTGGGATCGGTAACACGTCGCCCTCTAATTTGCTACAGCTTGGTACCGATGCCACTACTGCAGGGACTCTTGGTATCTCAAACGGCACTGCAGGCGGTGCTACAATAACCGTTCAAAACCTCGGTGCAACCTCCGCCTACGCTTTCAATCTACCCACTACGGCTGGATCTTCGGGACAAGTACTAACGTCTCAAGGCGGCGGCTCTACCTCCATGACGTGGTCCTCTCCGTTTATCAATCCCATGACGACAAAGGGCGACCTGGTGTACGAGAATGCTACGCCCGCCCCTGCGCGCCTGCCGATCGGTTCTACAGGTAACGTCCTCACGGTGTCCGGCGGTGTTCCTACGTGGGCGGCTCCAGCTGCACCTACTTACACTGCGCCCACGGTGCAGGTACTAACCTACGCCTCTGGGTCTAGAAACGGCGGCTTCGTTAACGGCAGCCCTACTATCAGCTCGGTAGCTAGCTTTACGAGCATCTACAATGGCGTAGGATTAATCGGAACCGGCATCCCTAACAATACCTACGTGCTGAGCTTCAACTCCGGTGCCGGCACCATTACCATGAGTCAAAACTTCACCGGGTCAACTGGGACCGTTAGCTTCCAGCCGACATCTGTCCTCGTCGGCGGTGTGACTACGCCTACCTACACACTACCCACTAATCCAACACCCTTGTACCTGCGCGTAAAAATGGTTGGCGGTGGTGGTGGTGGTGGTAACTCAGGCACAAGTGGTGGTACTGCGGGAACGTCCGGCGGTAATGCCACGTTCGGCTCGTCTTTTTTAACCGCAAACGGCGGCGGCGCTGGCGGTAACTCCGCGCCCGGTGGTACCGGCGGCACAGCTTCCATTGTGGGCGCTTTAGGACAAGCATTCACCGGTGGTGTGGGTGGGGCCGGCTCTTACAACGGCGGTACGACAACGGCTGTGCAGATAGCAGGGGGTATGGGGGCGCCTACCCCCTTCGGTGGAGGTGCCGGAGGCGGTCGCGGAACCGGTAGTTCAGGCACAGCAGGCGATAACGGTGCTGCTAACACCGGTGCGGGCGGCGGCGGTGCTAGTATTGGCAGCACTAACGCATCTAGCGGTCTGTTCAGTGGCTCAGGCGGTGGTGCCGGTGGTTATCTCGAGGCCATTGTCACCTCACCGTCTGCTACCTACACATTCTCTGTACCGACGGGAGGAACTGGACAAGCGGCGGCGGGAAGTGGATCTGCGGGCGGTAATGGCGGTTCCGGTATCATCATCGTAGAAGAATTTTACCAATGACCATCCAATCCGACTTCAAAGAATACACCAACGCTCTTGGCTTCATCTCCAACAAACCCGGTGGATCTACCGGTAACGATCTTTTGTTTTCCTGCGAAGCAGCGATCATGCGCAAAAAGCTCGGTGCTTGGACCGCAGACGATGAACTAGCGCTAAAGACCGCGGTGAGCAACCACTCCCGCATCTACGACGGTCTCTACGGGCGCCCAGGCTGGATGCAGGACCAGGAAGCGCCGGATGATTATTACGGGCTAGCGGCTTGGAGCACGGTTTATGCTATAAACATACATTCCTATGCAGAAAGTAGTCACTGGTACTTTAAGACTTCCAAAGATGCTAAATGGTGGGAGCCTGCTTTCTTCCGTTTCCCAGCCTTCATGGCCCACATCAAGTGGTGTGCACTAGAGACGCCAAACCCTCTGCTTCGCCTTTGCTGGGCGGTGTCCGTCGCATTTTCCGGCTCCAAGACCTCTCAAGACCCGTGGATCCTATCGTGGCTGCTCACCGAGGTGTCTGGGAACCAAGGTTGGATCGAACGCCTAGCAACAAAAATCTACAAATACCGTCTTGCAAAAAACATGGGCAGTCTTAAGGCCGTCTTCGCGGCTTATTTCGGCGACCCAAACCACCCCCTAGTGAAGTACTGCCCATAGGAGATTTATGCACGTCTATAATAAACAAATTGTCACTGCTTTTGTAATGAACGCCAACACCAACTCCGATCCTTACAACCTGCAGCAGATCTACGGGTTCTCAATCCAGGCGGTGTATACCGGTACTCCAACAGGCACTATCAAGCTTCAAGCATCTTGCGACCCTGCCACATCCTACAACTCCACGACCAACGTCACCGGTTCTAATAAGCCCACTAACTGGACCGACATCGCTAATAGCTCCCAGTCTCTTAGCGCTGCCGGCTCTTATATATGGAACATCCCTGACGCGATGTACAGTTGGGTACGTCTTGTCTACACCGACGGGTCCAGCGGTTCGTCTACCGCGGTGTTAAACGCTACGATCAATGCTAAAGCCCCATGAGCGACGAACGTTTACAGAGAATTGAGGAGAAACAGGACCGGACGCTGGAGCGGTTGTCCGATCTCGCGGTGTCACTCGCGGCCCATATCGCAGAAGACCGTGCCGTACGTGACGACGTCGCCGTACTTAAGCCACAGGTCGATAGCCTAAGACGCACCGCCATCGCCGGTAAGGCTGTCACCGGGTTCTTGGCGTTCGTGCTCGCCGGTCTCGGTGCATGGGCAACTGGTTTCGTAGATATCGTTAATTTTTTTAGAGGTCACAAATGAATAAGTTCTTCGGTGCCGTAATCGGTGCTATCGCCGCAATCCTGGTGTTCAGCCTTAGTCCTAAAAGTGATTCCTACATCCGAGACCGTGTTGTAAAGCTTACGGGTAACGGATACACCTGCACCGGTGAGCAGGTGACAGCACCGTCTGGTAGGGATTACGTTCTTACTGCCGCTCATTGCATGTCTACAGCCGAGGGCGGCTTCATAACCGCCACTACGGAGTCCGGTGAGACCTATCGACTAGAGATCATCGAAGAGGACCCCGCTTCGGATCTGCTTCTTTTGAGAGGAGTGCCAGACCTCACCGGGTTAGACATTGCCCACGCTGCCCCTAGATTCAGTCGCGTACGCACGTTCACCCACGGTGCAGGCAACCCAACGTACGAGACTGATGGTTTTCTCATCGGTAAGCAAAGCATTAAAGCACTTGTGGATATGATTGAAACGCCGGAGCAGCTGGCTAAGTGCGAAGAGTTCCCCGCTAAGAACACCGTGCTGCGTGCCGGCGACCAAGCAGCTTGTATCATGGACGTCGAGGAGGAAGTCACTAGCGCCATGATCGTTCCAGGTAGTAGCGGCGGTCCCGTGGTAAACGCTAGTGGTGACCTGGTCGGCGTTGTAAGCACCGGGGACGGCCACTTTGGAGGACTCGTAACCATGAACGACATCCACCGCTTCCTTAAGAGTCGGTAATGGTCACGGATACCCTGCTATCCTTGGTGAAGCAGTTCGAAGGGTGTCGCCTTAAAGCCTATCCCGACCCGGTAACGGGCGGAGAGCCCATTACGATAGGTTTTGGCGCTACCGGTGTAGACGCATTAGGATGCCCTATAACGCTCGATACGGTGTGGACCATGCAGGAAGCCTTAGACGACCTTTCTAGACGCCTAGAGGCCCTCCAAACGCGTATAAAGGGGTTCCTAGAGGTAGAGCTTAACCAGAACCAGCTAGATGCCCTTACTTGCCTCGCGTACAACATCGGCGCCTACGCTCTTGAGACCTCGTTCGTGGTGAAATGCTGTAACGCTGGTAACTTTGACGCCGTCCCCGGTGCTATTCTGAAATGGTCCCACGCCGGTGGTAAGGAAGTACCGGGGTTGCTACGGAGACGGCAGGCGGAAGCGGCGTTGTTCTCTAAAGAATAGCAATACCTGACGAGTGACACCACACCCCTGTGGTGCCATCGAGTTTGATGCCTGGTAGAGCTCTACTACCACACGTACAGGCGCGTGTCATAGGGTCATACTCATGAGTCCTGGGAAAAATTTTTCCCAGCGCTGACGGTGGTAGCCAAGCCGTTAGTCCAAACAGCGACAAATTAGTCTCCGGTTCTGTCGCCAGCTTCTCCCGCCAAACACCGGCGGACAATTCCATTTTCCCGCACGCACAGCGGGACTGTCCGTATAAGGCCTTGTGGTAGGGAAGAATGCAATCTAAACTACAAGTAACTTTGAAAGGATCGACCCCTTGCGGCTGGACATAAACAGTGTGTCGAGTTGGTGCCTGCACTGCCGTCATTTCGCTCAGCTCTTTTTTGCAATTTCGGCAATAGTGGTACTGGTCCCCAAAGTCAGTAGCCTGTGCCAAAACCATCTCACTGGCGCAGATTGGGCAGTTCACTTTTTCAGTCTCCTTATCTCTCTAGCAACGTACCACGCTGCTTTTTCTAAGTCCTCTATATGTTTCAAAGGATCTTTTTTACCAGCTCTTGATATGTATTTTACTGCACACCCTAGGTTAAAATTAAAATTCCAAGCTTCAATAAAATCTATTACTTCTATACCACAGTTGGTGTAGTGAGGTGGTTTATTGACAGGATCGGACATATGTCATAGCCCTCTCTAAGAAACTAATATTGTCTTTAAAGTGTCCTAGTCCTTTGTTACAATTATCACATAGTAATCCCCTTACTTTACCGGTTTTATGGCAATGATCAACGCAGAAATACTTACCACGCCCTGGATTATCGCTACCACAAATTTTACATACTCTCCCCTGCCCCTCTAGTATTTTTTCATATTCCACATCTGTTATGCCGTAATTATTTTTCAAGGAACTACTGCGCATCTTCGGTAGAAGGTTATTTTTATTTTTCCTGTACCACGCTGCGGATGTTTTTCGTCTTCTCTCCAACTGATCCGGAGAAAAAGTTTGAGGAAGTTTTTTAGCGCATTCCTTACACCGGTGATGCTTGCCTTTCGGAGAATTTTTGCAATTATAGAACATCTCAAGCGATTTTTGCTCTTTACATCTGCTACATTTTTTTGAGTCGGGTGTGAGAATAACAGTCCATAAAATTTGGTCGTTACTAAACTCTATGAAAGTAAGACCATCTGATATTCTGACCCTTTGCCATCTCCAATTTGGCAACGAAGACAAAATAGCCGGTCCTACGCTCATTCCTCGTCCCCCCAAATCTCCGGTGAATCTTCTTTAGCCTGCTCCATATCTAGCTCACTAGGATAATGCCTCAAGCACCAGTAGGCGTCAACTCTTATTTTCTTAGGCACCCTCGGTGTAAGCTTAGGGTCTAGGAGGCGCCTTAGGAACTCACGGGTAATGCTTATGGCGTTTTTACGTTCTCTAGGTACAGTCATATTTTCTTCCTACTCGTCCATAAGACGAATACAGTGAAATAAATGAAAATGGCAAGTCCTCATGGGTCTGTATTTTCTTTGGGGAAGGTCCACTCCGCGAGTTCGGTCGGGATTTCGTCCATATAGCCTAAAACCCACCACTCTTTTTTGCCGTTCGGTTTTGTCCACATCGCCATAAGGCGCGCCTTAGACCATCTACCGTCGTTCTTTGACCAGTAATAGGCAAAGTCTTTTTCCCCCTTGTTCCAGCCAGCTATCCATGGGTCACTTAGAAGTTCGGCCAAGTCTTTAAAGTCTCGCTTTGGAATGGCGGGATCAACGTCAATGCTGCTTGGAACGTGACTCTGAAACTTCATTTTTTCTTCTCCGGCTCAGTCCGAGGAGAAGTAATCCGAGCCACGATTGACTTACGGATGTCCTCAGCAAGATATTTCGACGTGCTCGCATCGTAGGCACAGCTTCCAGCCAGGGTTTCACAAAGGACCGCATCCGCTTCCCGTTGCCACGCGGCGCCGGCGAGGAATGCTCGCTCAGCTTCCCAGTCAGCTTGATTCATACTATCGATGCGGGACGCGTATTCCTCTGCGGCCTTTTCAAGTTCACTCATCCTTTGGCACTCCCTGCGGAGGGACTTGCTGCGTGGATGAATAGGTCCGGTTCAGGCTACCGCGTATGAAAATAGCACAATCGCGCGCTCCTGCCTTGTAGGCGGGACTTGCGACGGTTTGCGGTGCCGCCGCCCTATCGTCGCATTCCTTCGCGGCAGCTTCAGTTGCAGCCTCCCATGCGGCCCTGGCAGCGCGCATTTCATAACCACACTGGACCCTAAGAGCGCCACTGCCGCGTTGCCTTTCTGCCCAATCCTCAAAACTCATAATTCACTCCAAGCAGGTATGTATTAGTAACCACTGTATTCCTTCGTTCTGGGCTGTCCGATTAAGGCCAGACCCTTGTCCGTGATTTCCCAATCTCCTCGACAACCGCAATCACAACCGCCGACGAGACCGCGACGGTAGAGTGATTTCATCTTGGCGTGCATGACCTTATCCGGCGTACCAGGAGGTACGATCATCTCTCCTCGTTCATCGAACGGAAGATTCCTATCAACAACGCTGTCACCGGGGTAAAATCGCAACCCAAACAAACAGCTCCAACAACCTTGGTGTTTCGCCAGGTACTCTAAGACCAGCTTGTCGGGTATGTCTGAGGCTTTCATTTCTTCTCCTTCGACTCAGTCCGGATAGGACTCTTTCGTTTACAACGCCACTCTTTGACTCGCCGGGTGCATTCTTGGCATGTCACTTCATCGCTGTCCTCAGTCATGAGAATTCCATTCCACGCCTCAAATCCACAAAGCACGTCCCACAGTTTCCCGAAGGTAGGAACCTCGGCAAAGATTTTCATGTGAACGACATTGCCCATCAGCATCTCCCAGAAAGGTATTAATTCGTTGGTGGTGCAAGCGTAAACTCATATTCGCATCCGTCGCAGGTCATCATCTCTTCCTTGGAAAAACAAACCCCGGTCCCCAAGTCGTGGACATGCCTGCACTTCGGACACTCAATAAACCACACCTCTTCCATCCATGGCTCTATCCTATCCCCATTTGACTTACTCCCGAGAGGACTCGTCTCTTTCAGTTCGATCTCAAGGACCTCAGCCGCAATGTGATAACTCACAAGGGTGCCCGGCCTAACGCGTTTAGCCTGATTTCTAAGAATGGCGACCGCCCTGTTACCCTCGGCCTTCCTACCGCGCGCCTCGGCTTCGTTGAGGGCTTTGTCGACTCTGCGCTGAATTGCATCAGCATCGCCATGAGTATCCCGTAATACGAACGCGTAATCGAATTTCATTCAGCACGTCCTTTGAGAGGGATGAGTTTTCGAATCGCCTCGCGGACGTATTCTGGCCCTCTATTCCAAGAATCAAATAGTGGGTCCACGAATTGGGATGGGTATTCACAGACTTTAGCCGCCTCTTCGAGGCCGACCTTTCTCCCGCGAGCCTCGGCTTCGTCGAGTTCGTTCTCTATTAACGTCTCCAGGTACGTAGGCTCGCATTCGGCGATGTTCAGCGCCCTTTCGCGATTGGTCATTCAACACGTCCTTTCTGGGGGAGTACTGCGATTGCGGCTAGGGCTTCATTCACTTGGTTCGGAACACAAACGAAGACTCCTTTTACACATCCCATCGCGATTGAATCTTGCGGGAGCGGAAAATGGCTCGGGCTGAAGAGAATCTCGAACGACTGCTTTACAGACTTCAGTGCCTTTCGTGCTTGGTTCAGGGCCTGCCTCTCTTGCTTGGTCACTTGGTCAACTCCTTCCGGGTATGACCTTTAAATTCCGCCACGCGCACTCGCCAGATCTCCATCGCTAACTCCCAGAAGACCATCGCGAGCCAAATGCAAAGGGCCGCACCGATGGTTGCTCCTCCGGACCGCTGAGGGTTTTCGATGGCCAGGCCAACCACTAGAGCGATGGCACCGGCGATACAAAATAGAATCATCGGACGTTCTCCTTCCGGAACTGTTTCGGCGCTGGGTAGTGAGTCTCGCAGAGGGCGTTTCCGCAGCTTTTATGACTGGGTTCAGGACATGCCTTCTCAGACTGAATTCGTTTCTTTTGTTTGCCACAAGTGCACTGGCCGCCCCTGGTCCACGCACAGTCGTCACCGCAGTCCAGTTCAGAGTGTTCCATAATCTCCACCTCGAAGGCGTGAGGACTGCCCATAAAGTCGGCCAAGATAAGCTCAGGGTGTATGTCGCCATATCCTTCATCCGGCGTGGTTATTTTTATGACAAGCGTCTGTTTAGCCATCTGACGACTCCGATTCAGAATCGTCCATCGCTAGACGCACGACACCGCGCCACCCGCCGCAACAAAAGCAGCGGCCAAACTGAACCTCTGTCGATTCAATACTTGCTGCGTGTGGATTGCACCCTACCGACTTGGTCGCAAGCCCGTCAGGGCTACATGCATGTTTCTCTTGGCGACCATCCGCGTCTGACACCGACGCAGCATTTAGCTGTTTAGTCCTAATCAGCGCATCAGTAACCCGCCGCCATAGGTCCACGTGCTCTGATTCACCGTCGGTGCAACCGGTGGCCAAAAACGCTTCACAGTCGCTAAGCACCTCACGCAGGTGGTTTCTCTCCTCGTCCCACCGCAGCTGAGCCTGCCTAAATCTTTCGTGTTCAGCTGAGGCGCACTCGGTGAGGCGCCCACGTTCAATCTGCCATAGCCTCGCGTCCTCCTGGTGTTGCTTGGCCATTTCGCGACGCTCCTCAGTAAGACGAGCGTTTTCTTGGGTCAGCTGCACAAGAGACGACTTCTCCCAAATGGCATGCTCGCGCTGCGTAGCGGAGAGGCGCTCGACCAGTGCCTTGCTCTCATTCATCGCAACCCGGTACCGCTCCTGCTGCTCGAGCGCCATTTTCTTACTTGCTGTGGCTTCTGCAAACACATTCTGAAGCTCTTTTTTGTACTGAGCTTCATTTTTGAGGCTCCACAACAATTGTTCGTCTAAGGACGCTAGTCGCACAAATAATTCCTCTACTGTCCTAATTACAGCATTAAAATTATCTTGAGTTAAGTCGTATGCTTTCCCAACGACGTGTGTTCTCTGGTTCCACGTATTCATAGAGCCTCAGTTCTGAATCTGACAGTTAGGCAGTACCGTGAAATCACACCGGCTACCTACTCCTTCACTACTATACGCTCCTGGTGGAATATAAGTCAAGAAACCTCCGTTAGTAGAATACACCGCGAACAGGCTATTACTGATACAAATAGCATCCTCAACGAAAACACTAGGGTAAGCCGGTGTACCAAGGCATAGTTGCACTACCGACAACGAAGCAATAATCACTGATGTTGTACCGCAGGTAAGGTTAACGCCACCATAAATCTCGGTGATATGGCACGTCTCTGCATCAGAACCTGGCGCACCTTGCGGACCAGTAGCGCCAGTAGCGCCAGTAGCGCCAGTAGCGCCAGTAGCGCCAGTAGCGCCAGTAGCGCCAGTAGCGCCAGTAGCGCCATCTACACCGGGAGTTCCGTTATAAACGTACTGGGAAGCGCTACCGGGACAATCAATTTCAACGCCGTTGGTGATGGCAACCACAGTACACGGTGCTGACACCGTGGGTGTGGTCTGCTTTTTAGCACAACCAGCTGCTAGATAACAAAGAACCAAGGCTACTACGGTGAGCTTAACGTACTGCATATTATCTCCTAAAAAATGTTGTTTGTATCCGTTCATGATTAAACAGTACTACACCGGGGCTTTGGGCGCAATATAATTATTTTTAGTGTTTATACGATTTTACTTGACAAGTAATTTCAATAACCTAGTATCTGTTACTGGGGGCGTTAGCGTTTATGGGGAATTTAAGGGCTCCGCCCTTAACAACCCGATCAATTCTACTTCGATGCCTTCGGCATCTCGTAAATTGATTTAGCCGTATGCGATTGGTTGTTTACTGGTTTTTGGTAAGCGTTACTAGTTACAGTATTCTAGAATACTAGTTACTAATAGCTCTTGACTTCTGAAACAACTACTAGTTACAGTACTGTAATAGGAGCAGTAATCTATGAAACAGACAATGCTATTTATCGATACCAGTAGAATTAGAGATGCATTAAATCCATACCTATGGTCGATCAAGGATCTGCACCTTCGCAGAATCTGTATCAGGTGCCAAAAAAGTGTTATCGACTGGAATGCAATAGATAGACGTTGTGATGGCTGTAAGCATGAAGCTTAACGAATACGTAGTCGTCACCACGGTGACAGTAGTGCTTCTGAAAGTACTTTGTGCTGGACTTAGCATCAAGATAGGCGCTAATGTTGTGACTATGGGTAGCATAGACGCCGCGACAGTCGCCGCCCTCTTAACCCCGGTGTTGGGAGCTCTACATTTACGTGACTACATCAAAACCAAAAAAGGGTCTCAAGATGAAGCTACCGGTTGAAGGAGACACGTTCCAGGTGGAGGGGCAGTGGATAGCAGTATTCACCGCGGTGGACTACAAAAAGAAACAAGCCCTGGTTAAGTTTTTTCCTTCTGAGGAAGCTGTGGAATCTTGGCTTGCGGAACTACAAGGAGAGTTACATTGAGTACAGCAGCCGGACGAATACAGCTTATTACTGAGCTGTTATTAGGTCCCGAGATATTAGGAGAAGACGGTGTGACTGTGATCGGCCACGGAACCCCTTTAATAACTAAGGAACAAGCCATAGAGCTTTTGAGCATGTCGGCTGAGGAAGAAAATGACAACGAAGACTAAGGTAACCGTAGGTGTAGTCTTAATCGCCGCAGCGTTCGCTACCGGCTACTACGCAGCGCCATACAAGATCAAAACTGAAATTAAAACCGTGGAGGTAGAAAAAAAGACCGATACCACTCAGGCTGACACCGAAGCTCACCGCAAGACGGTGAAGGTCGAGAAAACAAAGCCTGACGGTTCAAAAACAGTCACCACTACGACTACGACGGATGTTGACAAGCATGTCGATTCCATGGACACTGATACCGTGAGTAAGACAACAGACAAAAGTAAAGAAGTAACGAAAAGCAATCAACCCTTGACCGTTTCCGTCCTCTCCGGTGTAAATCTTACTAACGGTCTAGGTCCCGCCACTGTTGTTTACGGTGGCGCAGTCACCAAGGCGGTCCTCGGTCCAATCACCATCGGTGTATTTGGTCTCAGTTCCGGGACATACGGAGCTAGTGTCGGTCTACAATTCTAAGGAGCCTATATGAAAGAAAAGAAGTCACTTGCGGTTCGGATCCAAAAAGAAATGCCTGAGTTTTTTGATGAGGTAGCGTCTCTGGACGCAACTGCTCTAGAAGCTCGCATCGTACAGCTAGCTAAGGGCCTTGAGGAGGTAGAAAAGACCAAGGATGAGGACGAAGGACTACAAGCTGCACGTGCTACGGCGCGTGATCTTAATGCTCCGTATGTTGAAGCGAAAAAAGCTATCCGTCTGAAAACTTCTTATATTTGCCAACTGCTCGAGGAAAAAGGTAAATGAAAAAGACCTATCTGATCGAATCGAACGGACGTGTTGATTTCAAACTTGTCAAAGTAGAGGACAAGAGCGTTTTGTACTACGAAGGTTCCGAATGGACTGAACAAACGCAAGGTAAAGTTGCCGCCACCTTAGTAGACACCGGGGATGGTCTCGATGTAACTGGCGTTTTAACAATCCATGAGGACAAAATTACTTTGGACTACTCCCAAGCGCAGTACCTATATCTGCTGCTGCACTTGTTCCATTCAGGAGACAACGTTAAATTTTTCAGACCGGTGAAACTATGACGTACGAGGAATTAATTAAAGACATCCAAGAGGCAGCTGAATCCGGAGTTCGAATTGACAGGGCGGAACTACTGGCGGGAAAATGTCTCTACATCATGAATGCCATCTCAGTGGAGCTTGCGAAAGCGGATAAAGATCGTAGGTTCCGTAAGCGTGGCGTGAAAGCGATAAGATCAGCCTTACGTATAGATGCGGTCAGTAAATCAGACAAGCGTCCGACAGAGGGCCAGCTTGAGGACCTAGTAAATACAAGCGAGTTAGTGGGAGGGGAGGAGGCATCATACGACGACGCAGAAGTGATTAGAGAAGAGTTACAAAGACAGTACGATATCTGTAATGAAGCTCATTTATGGTTCAGAGGTATAAGCAAATCAGGTAGTTATAATGGATAAGCAAGACAAGAAAAATTACGATAAGCTATATCGCAAGGAGTACTACAAGAAAAATAAGGAGACAGTACTTAGAAAACAGAAAGAAAAATATCTGTATTCTAAAGAAGAATTTAAGTTAAAAAGTAGGAAGCAAAGATTGAGGAGAAAATACTTTCCTCATTTATCTGTAGAAGAAGCTTATAAACTTTACAATGAACTGCATGATAGACAGAGTGGTTTATGTGCTATTTGTGGGAATCCAGAAGTAAAAATTGATCCGCAACAAGGAAAGCCGTGCGTTTTAGCTGTAGATCACTGTCATAAAACAGGTTATGTTAGAGGGTTACTATGCTTCCGCTGCAACACCAATCTCGGATGGTTTGAAGCCATGTCCGAAAAATTTTCTTCCTATCTTAAGAAAGCCGCATAATGGCTAAAATTAATCTTGATAAGATTGTCGCTGATATGCGTAAGCTCTACGCCAGGGAAAAGCGTGTGAGCTCTATCATCACCACCGGCGACTCAGTCAAAGTGTCCTACACCGAGAAGGACGTCATACCACTCCCGGTGTCGCACCCTCTCACCAAGCTGTTGGGTCTGCATGGCATCCCTTTCAATAAAATAATCCAGGCTGCTGGTAAGCCCGACTCAGGTAAAAGTACCCTGGCAGCCCAAGCCATGGTGGCAGCTCAGCAAAGTGGCGCCGTAGTGATTCTGTGGGATTCAGAAGATAAGTTTGATGCTCAGCGATTTACGACTATGGGGGGTAGTCCTAAAGACATCCTCTTAATCAAAACAAATGAGATTCTCAAAGGAGGAGAACTCATGCGCCGATACATCACTGCGGTGAAGGAACAAGACAAGAACGCTAAGATTTTTTGTATATGGGACAGCGTTGGCGGCTCGCAAAGTCGCTCCCACGCCGAACGCGTGCTGGACGACGAAAAGCACGCACAACCAGGACAGGATGCAAAGGAAAACGGAAGTGTCATGAAGACGCTGGTAGCGCTTATTAATCTCTATCCGGACTCCATCGCGGTGTACCTTGCCAACCAAACTTACGCCAAAATTGGATTTATGCAGAAGGGCGACGCTGCGGCGGGAGGTACTAAGATCGAATACCACAGCTCTTTAATCGTGATGCTAAAGCAAATTAAAAAACTCACCAGGGTTATCAAAGGTGAGACGATGAAGTACGGCATCATTACGCGCGCCACGGTGACCAAAAATCATCTTAGTCAAAGCAGCACCTCTATTCATCAACTCGATTTTCAGATCACCGCTGACGGCGCAAAGCTTCTTGCTGAGGGAGAACTTTCAGAGGACGACGAGGAATGAAAATAGAACTTACTCAAGGTTATTTTGCTTTGATTGACGCTTCTGATTATGAGAAGGTGTCCAAGCACTGCTGGTGCGTTCAGCAGTACAAAGATAAAGACAGATGCCAGAAAATATACGCTAAAGCATCAGTAGGAGGAACTCAGGTGACTATGCATAGATTCCTTTTATCTCCTCCAAAACACTTATCAGTGGATCACATCAACGGCAATTCTCTTGATAACAGACGAGAGAACTTACGTCTTACGAACAAGAAAGGGAACGCTGCCAACAGACCTAAAGATCGCATAAAAGGAGCTACTTCCAAATTTAAAGGTGTGCACAAAGCGACAGGAGGTAAAAAATGGCTGTCAAGAATTCACGTTAACGGTAAGGGCATATATCTAGGTTCCTTTGAAAAAGAAATAGATGCTGCACGCGCATATGACATAGCAGCGAAGTATTATTTTGGAGAATTTGCATGCCTAAACCTATCTGCATAGTTGCTGGAGATATACATTTTACCTTGAATAGTATTGAACTAGCCTCAGATACAGTGAGTCAGGGATTATCCAAGGCCAGGAGTCTAGGAGTTCCTTTTCTGATGAATGGGGACACTTTAGACACCAAGGCCGTCATACGTGCTGAGATTGCCAATCGCCTCATAGAGCTGCTTGAGAGTACCCCAGTAGAAGTAATTATCAACACCGGCAACCACGATTTGTTGAATTCTGAAAGTAAGGAGAGCTCTCTAAACTTTCTGAGACCCTACGCCACAGTTGTTAGTAGTCCTACTACCACTCAAGGACTAAACATCATTCCTTATCAAAACAATACTGAGAACTTTTTGACAGCGTTAAATAAATTCCCTAAAGGCTCGGTGGTCATAGGGCATCAAGGTACTCTGGGGGGCAATATGGGCGAATATGTACAGGACAAGTCTGCCTTCGATTACAAACTCGCTAGCAACTACAAGGTTTTCTTATCCCACTACCACTCGTTCTACGAACTAGGCACCACGGTGAGTATAGGGTCACCGTATACGATTAATTTCGCAGAGGCTAAGGACCCTGAGAAAGGTTTCCTCGTCGTATACGACGACGGCAGCTACGACCGTGTCCTAACTAACCTGCGTCGTCACCATGTTATAGAAATGACCTGCGCTGAAATCAAAGGCTACGCCCAAGCTTGTGCGATGGAGCATCCTCTTTACTACGTAAAACCAGAAGATTTACTATGGCTTAAGATTACAGGCAGTAAAAGTGAGCTAAGCACTATATCTAAAAAACAGCTAGGAGTGATTATCGGTAAAGAGGACTTCAAACTAGATCTACTACCTACTGAAAACGAAACGACGACCCCGGTGTCAAAAAACTTGACTAACGCCGAAACCTTAGACAAGCTTATAGATGAACTAAGCGACACCGTAGATGAGAAACAACGACTAAAGACGATGTGGAGACAAATCCTTGAGACTTAAGCACTTGTCGATAGAGAATTTCGGATCTTATAAGAAACTGGAATTAGACTTGACGAAGCAAGGATTAACGTTAATTCACGGGGCGACTGGTAGTGGTAAAAGTACTGTTTTAGATGCAATATACTGGACTCTCTACGGACAGTCCGGAAAGGACACTAATGCTGACGCCGTACGAAGTTGGACGAACGCAAACGGAGCAACGGTTGGAAGACTCGAGCTTGAAAGACACGATGGGGTTCTTTTTTGGATTCATCGCCAGCGTGGTGGAAAGGCTGACAACGATCTTTTTTTCCACGGTGTGGATGGCGTGTCTATCCGTGGGAAAGATCTTATCGACACTCAGCGATTACTCTCGGAACGCCTTGGAGTCGATTGCGACGGGTTTGTCGGAGCTTGTTACTACCACGAATTCAGCAGTACGTCGTCTTTCTTCTCGGCTAAAGCCAAAGAACGAAGAGAAATCTTCGAACAACTGGCGGATCTGTCCTTCCCCGAACGATTGGGATCCAGATGTCTGGACATCAAACGAGAACTCAGAAAAGATTATGACGAAGTGGGCGGACGACTACAAGAAATGGCAGGACGAAAAACTAGCCTCGTTAACACCGTCTCACAACTACGACAACGATCTGAGTCGTGGGGAGCCATCGTGTCACGTGACATACGCACCATCGTACAAAAAGCGCAAGACTTCGAACAAGAAAAAGAAGCAAAAATTAAAGAAGTCGAAGCGAAGCACAAAGCGTGGGCCGAATCTCACCGGGTTAAACTAAGCAAGGAGATAGGTGTTTTGGCAAGGCTTAAGAGCGACGTAGAGAAAGCACCGGACTACGAAGCCCTTATAAAAGGGCTAAAAAGCGGAGCTACCTGTGCCACCTGTGGCGCCTTAAGTGAACGGATTACCTGCGAACTTATACAGTACGAAAAAGCTGCACTCTCTTTAGAAAATAAAAAACAAACGATCGAGGCTTCAGAAGAATGGATCCGAGAAATGAAGGCGACACCCAACCCGGTGTCCTTAGCCGAAGCACATAATCTTGAGAACTTCTACTATGCACAGTTGGCGGAGAAAAGAACTGCTAAGAATCCGTATGAAGAGCCTCTCGCTACGACTGAGCAAGATCTCGCCGCTGTAGAGATCGAACTGAAAACGGAGGAAGAGAGAAAAGCTGATCTTATGAGGGAGTTGTCTTCTTTAAATACGATCTTTGATCTTACGGCAACTTTAAGAGGCGCACTACTCACCACCACGGTGAAACAAATTGAGCAGCGCACTAACCACTACCTAGAGGAGTATTTCGATGGTGAACTTCGTGTATTGTTTGAAGCGACCGACGACGACATTGAGATTTCTGTGTTTAAGTCCAGTTACCCCTGCAGCTACAAACAGCTTAGCAAGGGACAGCGTCAGCTACTACGTCTCTGCTTCTGGCTTGCTTCCAGGGAATCCAGGACGAATCAACTGGGACAAACCTTTAACGTTCTCCTGCTCGACGAGCCAACCGACGGACTACATCCAGAACTTAAAGTAAAGGCGGTGCGGTTGTTTGAGAAGTTGGCCTTAGAGCACGAGACCGTGTTTGTAGTAGAGCATAGTACGGAAGCTAAAGCTTGCTTTAGTCGCAGCTACAAGGCTACGATTGAGAACGACGTGTCGAGGTTGGAGCTTGAATAAGCGAATTACACCGGAGGAGAGAAAGCTTATTCGTCAAGCAGGGCGACGTATATTCAGTCGTTCGGAGCTAAGGAAAAAAGCCATGGCCGGGGAGTTAGTACAGCATTACGATCCTGCAAGGCCTAAAGTACGAATGTGGCAGATCTGCACGGTGTGTCTAAAACCTGCACCGAAGTGGGAAATGACCTGCGATCACATTGAGCCGGTGCAAAGAGTCCATGAAACAGACGCTGATCTAGATGAACTAGGTTTTGATAAGTACTTTGACGACAGGGTGTTTTGTGAAGAAAGCAATCTTCAACGAATCTGTAAGCCTTGTCATTCTAAAAAATCTGCGATCGAGAACGCAGAAAGACGCAGACACAAAAGGAGTAAGAAATGAGTAAAGACGCAAAAGCCCTCCGCGGCGCAGTCCGCCAGTTAGTCCCAGAAGTCCTCACCGACGAGGCGGTGAAAGCTATCGTGGCCGAGCTGAATAAGCGCAATGCCGAAAGCTGGCGCCAGATCGAGAACATGGTGCGGTTCAAGTTGGACGCACTGGATAAGCGTTCCAAGGAGATTGAATCGTATGTGATGCGCACTATAGCGGATGCCACGAAGCCGAAGGAGTAAATATGAGTAAACCTAAGGTTCTTGTCGTGGATATCGAAACTAGTCCTATTATCTCCTACACATGGGGGCTTTGGGACCAGAATGTCGCGCTAAATCAAATCCAAACTGATTGGAATGTCCTTAGCGTCGCGGCAAAATGGCTAGGAGATCCCGCGTCGAAGGTTATGTACAAAGACCAAAGGAACGCTAAGGATGTTCATGACGACACAGATCTGCTGAAGTGGATCTGGAAGCTACTCGACGAAGCTGATATTGTTCTGACGCAAAATGGTAATCAATTCGACACTAAAAAACTTAATGCTCGTTTTGTACTGTCCGGCATGCAACCCCCTTCGAGCTACAAGAAAATTGACACCCTGGTACTGGCAAAAAAATATTTTGCTTTCACTTCAAATAAGCTTGAGTACATGAGCAACAAGCTATGCACTAAGTACAAAAAGCTAAAGACGAAACAGTTTCAAGGATTTGATTTATGGAAAGAATGCTTAGCCGGCAATAAAAAAGCATGGCAAGAGATGGAGCAGTACAACAAACATGACGTACTGGCTTTGGAAGAGCTTTACACCAAACTACAGGCATGGGATACGTCGCTGAACTTTGATCTTTACGACGACGGAGAGGTTACGACCTGTAAGTGCGGCGGTAAACATTTCCAACGACGAGGTTTCTACTACACTGCCTCCGGTAAATTTCAGAAATACCGGTGTATGGCTTGCGGGGCGGAAACGCGCTCTAAACAAAATCTGTTCAGTAAAGAAAAGAAGAAATCTCTAAGAGTTTCAACAAGTCGTTAGAGTTGACAACTACTTCAAAGATAGGCACTATGTATACATGGGCAGTAAGTTTTACATATACCTTATAAAAAATACTGTAAACAATAAGCATTATGTGGGCCAGACGACAAGATTAGAGAGAAGAATAGAAGAGCATTTGGCTCATTGGCCCACATCAAAAAGTGCGTTACAGTTAGCGGTAGCTAAATATGGAAGAGAATCTTTTTCTGTTATTGTGTTGGCCACTGCAACAACAGAAGAGACAGCTACTGTTTTAGAGGATTATTTTATGATCTTCTATAATTGTAAAATGCCTCATGGATATAACTTAAGCGAATCCGCAAAACCAGGAGTTGTACATAGCGAAGAAACTCGTAAAAAAATGTCTCAAGCGCAACGGCGGCGTCCCGCAGTTAGCGCGGAAACAAGAAGACGGATGTCTGCGGCTTTAAGTAAGCCAAAGTCACCGGAGCATAGAAAATCTATGAGTGAAGTAAGGAAAGGCGTATCCCGTCCTTACATCGTAGGAAAATATGGTAAACCTGTTCGAGGGACATGTATAATTACTGGGAATACCATAGAATACGAAAATATAAATGCAGTTAGACGTGACGGATTCAATCCAGAGTGCGTAGAGCCGTTGGTAAACAGAAGAACTAAAGCTAAGCAACATAAAGGTTACAGATGGGAGAAAATATGAGTAACTTAGCTGTTATGTTTACACTACTGTCCGCACAGTTTAATCTGCCGACTGGGATGTTATCAGCGGTTTGTTATGTCGAAAGTCACCATAATGCAAAAGCGCTACATATTGACGACGGCGGCTCCAATAGTGTAGGATTATGCCAGCTTCACAGCAGCACTGCTAGAATGTTGGGGTTCAAAGGAGACGAACAATTGCTTTTTAATCCAAAAATCAACGCTTACTGGGCAGCCGCTTACCTGCGACACCAGCTCGATCGATACGACAACGACGCAATGATGGCTATTTCGGCGTACAACGCGGGCTCATATCGCCCTACTAAAAATCTTGACTACGTGAGAAAAGTCCTCAATGCTTGGAAGGAGCGACTATGAACAAATTCAACCCCGGTGATAGAGTAAAGTATTATGGAACTTACAATGAATTTAAAGAACAATCTAAAGGTACTGTTAAAGAAGTTCATGGTGACCTCATGTTAGTAGAGCTAGAAAAGCATTGCGACGACACGGGGAGAATGATCAAACAACCATGCTCACAGTGGGCGCACTATCGACAATGCAGGAAACTTAAAGTAAGACCTTTACGAAAAATCTGGATTACTGAGAATTCTTGGAACACTTACGGGCTTCAACCCCCGTGTTGTAAGGAATCTTACGGGGATAATATTGAAGAAATTGAATTTGTTGAAGTGCGAGGGGCCAAGAAGTGAATGATTTTTCCAAGAGAATTTTAGCCCAGAAGTACCTGTGGGACGAACGCAATGAAACCGAGTGGAAGCATGTCGCACATCGTGTGACGAAGAGTGTTTTAAAAGCCGTTAACTTGACCATGAAAACTAGCACGGCTCAGGAAGTGTACGAAGTCATCAACGATAAAAAATTTATGCCAGGAGGTCGTTACTGTTACGCTGCCGGTCGGCCCTTCCATCAGGTCCAAAACTGTCTTTTACTTCGCGCTACAGATTCCCGCGAAGGATGGGCTGAACTTGTCCAGAAGGCCACCATGGCGCTTATGACCGGCGCTGGTATTGGAGTCGACTACAGTCAGGTTCGCCCGCGTGGAGCAAAAGTCAGAAAGACCGGCGGACAAGCTACCGGACCCTGCAGCCTGGCAGAAATTTTAAACGACCTTGGGCGTCAAATCATGCAGGGCGGTGCGAGACGGTCAGCGATCTGGGCAGGGTTGAACTGGAAGCATCCTGATATTCACGAGTTCATCACCAAGAAAAATTGGTCACCGGAGGTTCGAGCATTAAAGGAAAAAGATTTTAATTTTCCAGCGACTCTTGACGGAACGAACATCTCGGTGCTACTTGACGATGAATTTTTTTTAGCTTTCCACGATGAAAAGCACACGCACCACTCACTCGCCCACGGTGTTTATTGGGCTACGGTGCGACAGATGCTTAAGACGGCGGAACCAGGATTTTCTATCGACACAGGTGTAAACAAAGGGGAGACACTGCGTAATGCTTGCACTGAGGTTACCTCTGCGGATGATTCTGACATTTGCAATCTGGGCAGTATTAATCTTGCCAATGTGGATACTCTTACTGATTTCAAGCGCGTTCTTGAACTTGGTGTTCAGTTTCTTCTCGCAGGAACCGTCTACTCAGACGTACCCTACGCAAAGGTGGACGAAGTAAGAACTAAGAATCGCAGGCTTGGTCTGGGTCTTATGGGCATCCACGAATGGCTACTGAAGCGAGGTAAGCGCTATGGCCAAGATGCCGAGCTCGATACATGGCTTGCAGAGTACGCTAAGAGCACCGAGATTGCGCACAAGTACGCTGACGCCTGGGATCTAAGCCCCCCGGTGAAGACTAGAGCAGTCGCCCCAACAGGAACGATTTCGATTGTCGCGAATACGACATCTGGACTCGAACCAATCTATTGTGTTTCGTATAAGCGCCGTTACTTGAAAGGCACTACGTGGGCATATGAGTACGTAATAGATCCAACCGCCAAAAGACTTATTGACAGCGGTGTGGATGCTGATAGCATCGAAGATGCCTACTCGTTGTCCGAAGACATCGAAAGGCGTGTTTCGTTTCAGGCACACCTACAGGGGTTTGTTGATCATGCCATCTCTTCTACGCTTAACATCCCTGCGTGGGGCAGCGAGCACAATAACGAGTCAAAGGTACAGGAGTTTGGTAGCATGTTGATTAAGCACCTTCCCAATTTAAGAGGCATGACTTGCTACCCAGACGGCTGCAGGGGCGGTCAACCCCTTTCACCGGTGAAGCTAAGCACTGCACTAAAGCATACCGGAGAGGTGTTCTACGAGTCTGTTGATGTATGTGATTTGGTAAAAGGAGGCACGTGTTCGTCATGATTATCAAAATTAAGAAACTGCACTCTGAAGCTGTTATTCCCACCTACGCAAAATACGGAGACGCCGGTCTTGACTTAACAGCAGTGGCTATGAACATTAACGAAGAGGGCGGTTACGTAGAGTACAACACCGGGCTAGCCGTTGAGATTCCGTACGGATACGTGGGCCTCTTGTTTCCAAGGTCGTCAGTGACTAAGACAGATTTTATGCTCGGTAACTCTGTGGGAGTTCTTGACGCTGGATACAGAGGGGAAATTTCCTTTCGTTTCCGTAAGGTCGCTAACACTCGTAGTATGTACTCAATCGGGGACCGGGTAGGACAGCTGGTGATTATACCGTTCCCCCAGATCACGCCCGTCGAAGTTACCAGCCTCTCTGACTCCGATCGCGGCGTAGGAAAGTACGGGAGCACCGGCGCATGATTACACTTAAAATCTTCGACCGTAAATGGAAAGTACGGGTGTTGGATAACGACGCATTTACAAAAATTCACGGAAACGACGCGGCGGGACTAACTATTTTCGCCAACAAGGAGATAGTGATTAACGCCAGTGACTTTACTTTGGAGACAGTGAAACATGAGCTATGGCACGCTTACTATGCCTCCTTGTGCGTATCATCGGCTAATTTAGATCCGGCACAAGTGGAGGAGGTATCAGCGGAACTCCACGCGGTATACACGGACAACATGAACACGCATGCTGCTTATATATACAAACAGCTAGCGCATAAGGCCGAGCTGTGAAGACACCGGACTATGCTCTGACAGAAGAATACTCGTACAATGAAGGATACGATAAAAAAACTGTTTCAGCCGGAACATTTGTTCGTCCAATCGAGACTCGTTATGTGCCGAAGCATGTTACGGAAGACGAACGCTGGAAGTACATCAAAAACGACGAATATGTGTTCTGCTACTGGAGAGAAGGCATCATGCCTTTTCCTCGTAAAATCGTGAGGCAAGTATGAACTACACCGAGCACGCGCTATATAGCAGCTTAATTTTTGTGTCCTTACTCTCGTCGTGCTGCGTGCTGTGGATAGTGATTGTAGCAAACGCTCCGAAAAGAAAAGATCCACCGTGGAGGCTCTGCGGCTATCATTTAGCTTGCTACGAAGGCGAGTATCAGACATGCTTAGTGGATAGTGCTTACTGCGAAGCATGTAAAGATTTTGAAAGTTTGGGACGTAAAAAATCCCGAAAACTGAAACTTGTCAAGTGAGACAAATCAGTTCAACAACTAGCAAAGGAAATGAAAATGGCATTTGAAAAAGACAACGAAATGAGCGGCGAGTTCTTTAAGTTCACCAACATCGGTGACTCCCTCACCGGTGTTTATCTGGGCAGCTTCCCGTTCAACGGTAAGTATGGTCCTACGACTAAGCTTATCTTTAAGACTCAGGAAGGTCTTAAGGCCGTCGTCCCGTCCAAAGTGCTTTCGGACTGGGCCGACACCAAGACTCCGGGCCAGCTTGTTCGTATCACCTACAGCGCTTCTAAGCCGTCTAAGCAAGGTAATCCTACTAAGCTTTTCGACTTCGAAGTAGACACCAGCTACGTTGCAGACGATGCGGATATCGAAGCTGCACTTGCCGGCCAGGAAGAGGACGTTGTTGAAGCCCCCCCGGCGACTACGGCCCGCGCTAAGGCTGCCCCGTCCGGCGCCGCGGTGTCTAGCGCTCGTCAAGCAGAGCTTGCTGCGCGTTTGAACAACCGTAAGACTGGATAAGTACTATCCCCACTTGTAGATACCATGGGTGCCCCTATCCAGCCGGGGGTTAAACGAACGGAACGGGTTACCGGCCCATTTATAAAAAGTTTTGAGCAGGCGATGTGGCAATTCTAAAGGACACATTAACCCCGTCACAAAGCCCGGGCAGTGAGTAATAAGGCAAGAAAAGATCACGTTTGTCGGTATCAAATCCGATCCTGCTCAATTATATTAGGAGTGACTATGTTTAACTACGGAGAAGTGTGGGTGCATGACTGTACGGACGACATAGCACTACATGTTTTATATTCTCTCAAATTCACCACACACACCAAGGTCAGGGCACACTTAATCAACAGGCATAATAAAATATTCTACGAAACTAGAACCTACGTAGTGCTGCACAAGGACCTAAAACACTGGAGTCTATTCGATGCTGGTTAGATTAATAAGTCCAGACTGGCTTCGAGAGGAAAAACCGGGAACTCCTCCTACCATCGAAGGCGAATTGACGTGGGAGGAAATTAAAAAACATAACGAGAGTGGTTTTAATTGTTACTATTTTCCTAATTATCCGAGTCACTACGCTGGCGGTAGCGTCCAGGGAACAGACATAAACGTTTTTGAGTGCGTTTTCGTCGACATGGACCTAAAGGAAAAGGTCTACGCGTCCAAAGAGGCTTTCTTAGATAGGCTCTGTGAATTTCCTCTATGCCCCACCAAGATAGTTGATAGCGGCGGGGGTGTTCACGCCTACTGGCGAATCACTGATCTTTCAGATAAGGCCTACATTCGCCTCCAGAGGCGACTAGCCCGGTGTCTCAATACCGACCTAGCAGTAGGTAAGCTTTGTCAGCTTATGAGGCTTCCTGGCACGCTAAACACGAAATCCTGGGAGCGCATGGTGCCGTGCGAAGAGATTTACACCGGTGAAGACACATACACTTCTGAGCAGATGGACCAAGTTCTTCCGCAACTCAGTATGGAGGATGAAATCTACTGCAAGTCTCATTGGGATAACACCCATAACGAGATATCTGACGTCATAGCGATTAACTATAAGATGTCAGGAAAGTTTAAGAAACTGTTAAATGAAAGTAAAGAAGTAAGAGAAATTTGGCAAGGGAACACGGACGATCGTAGCAGATCAGATTTTAGGCTAGGGCACCTTTTATGGTCCTTCGGATTCTCTAAGGAAGAGGCACTATCGATCCTAGCCAACTGCCCCAAGGCCTTGTCCCGAGCACCTAAGCACCGTGAAGCCTACGCACAAGACATCATTAATAAAATTCCTGAATATCAGGAGACCTCGGTTTTTGAAGAACTTTCTGACAGCGTCGACAACATTATTTTGAAAGCCGGTGATTCTATGAAAGGCACCCGAATCCCATGCCACCCATCGGTGGACAACACTGAATACGGCTATCGCCTGGGACAGGTAATAGGACTAGTAGCTGGGTCCGGCGTGGGAAAGACCACCGTAGCATTAAACATGTTCAAGTGGATCGTTCAAAATAATCCTAATTACGTACATTTCTTCGTACCACTAGAGCAACCAGCCGCAGAGATAGCAGAGCGGTGGGCAAACATGTGCCGTGGTGACGAGCATCTACATAAAAAAGTGCATGTCATGAGTAACTACGCACCGGATGGGTCGTACAGAAGACTATCTCTCTCAGACATTGAAGAATACCTGGTGCAGTTCCAGATGCGAACTAAGAAAAAAGTAGGAGTAGTCGTAATCGACCACATCGGCGCACTTAGCAAATCAGGCAAGGACGGTGAGAATCAGGCGCTGATGGACATATGCCACGCCATGAAGGCATTTGCGATCCGCACCAACACACTTTTGATCATGCAGTCCCAGGCCCCCCGAGAAAAAGCAGGCATTGGAGATCTGGAGCTAAATAAGGATGCCGCCTACGGTACCGTATTTTTTGAATCCTACTGTGACTTCTTAATCACGCTGTGGCAGCCTGTAAAGCTCTGTTACCACAACCCCGGCTGCCCCACGGTGATGGCTTACAAGTTCTGTAAGATACGTCACAAAAAGCGAGGTAAGGACGTCATACAAGAAGACGTACCTTATTACATGTACTTTGACTCCGAAGCAGAGCTTTTAAGAGAGATGTCTACCGACGAGGAAGAGGCATTTAGGTTCTGGGACGACGTGGCAAGGAAGCTACGCGGACGAGACCGGAAAAAAGACCAAGTAACCTACACCAAGATTTCATTTAACGGGAGTACCAATGAGCCAGGAATTGCGGATTCTACGAACGAACAAAGAAGTGCAACAGTTACTAAGCTATCTACAAGATAAGACGTACTGCAGCTTTGACTGCGAGACGGACGGCCTTGCGAAGAGATCCCAGATAATTGGGTACTCTCTGTGCGCTGAATCGGATATCGCCTACTATGTAGTCACCAGGGAGTGGGACAGAGAAAAGCAGGCGATGACGGTGCTTGAGACCAACTCTTCAGCACCGGATGTCATGAAAGCTTTGATCAATAAGCCCTTATTGATGCACAACGCTACGTTTGACTGCGACAAGGTCCACGTGAACTACGGTGTCGATCTGATGCCGTCGGTGCACACCGACACCATGATCTTGGCTCACCTACTTGACGAAAACAGACATGTAGGACTGAAGTCCCTGGGCGCCAAATTCTACGGTGAACAAGCGCTTGTGGAAAAAGAAGAAATGGTGTCGTCGATCGAGCGAAATGGGGGAAGCGTAACAAAAGGTAACTACGAACTCTATAAAGCCGATAGCGAGCTTATCGCAAAGTACGGCGCCAAGGACGCGATTCTAACATTTAATTTGTTCTGGGAAATGCTTCCAGAACTCATGGACGAAGGGTTGGATAAGTTCTTCTACGAAGAGGAAAGCATGCCGTTATTGCGCGGTCCTACTTACGACCTCAACACCGAGGGTTTAAAGGTCGACGTAGAAACGCTCGGGAAACTTAAAAAAACCTTAGAGGTAGACATCGCTACTCTATACACCGACATCCACAAAGACATCGCAGATAAGATCAAGGACAAGTACCCTGGTGATACAGCCAAGACTACTTTCAATATAGGATCTGGACCGCAACTAGCGTGGCTACTCTACGATCAACTCGGTGAGGTCTTTTACCGTCTCACTGACGGCGGGAAAGAATGGGCAGACAGCCTTCAAATTGGTAAAATCTACACCGACGTAGCAAAGAGAAACTTTATCCATACGATGAAGCAGTACACCGGGCAGGTGGTTGGCGGTCGTAAGGTTCGCGAATACTGGAACTACATCAGTGTGGATGAAGAGGCGCTCAAGAAAGTAGCAGCTAAGTACAAATGGGTTCAGAAGCTGCTACAGTACAAGAAACTAACCAAGCTTTTAAGCACCTACGTAGAGGGCATAGAGGAGTCATTACAATATGGAGTTATTCGACCGAGCTTCCTTCAACATGGAACTACCAGTGGAAGGTACAGTAGCCGTGATCCAAATTTTACGAACTTGCCAAGAGATGACAAGAGGATCAAGTCGTGCATCGTTAGTCGACCTGGAAAAGTCTTTGTCGGAGCAGATTTTGAGCAAATTGAACCCAGAATCTTTGCTTCTTTGTCAGGAGACGAACGGTTGCTTAACTGTTTTAAGAATGGAGAGGACTTCTATTCCGTCATCGGAATGGAAGTATTTAATAAAACTGACGCAGTACCACTCAAAGAAGGAAGACCAGACGCCTTTGGTATTAAATACAAAAAAGAACGCCAAATATCTAAGACTATTGCCTTAGCCGCTACCTACGGAGCTACTGCGCCTCGTATCGCATCTGTGCTTGGAATATCTATGAACGAAGCGCAGGAAATTCTCGACACGTATTTCGAGACCTTTCCATCGGTCAAATATCTCCAAACCCGGTGTCATAAGCAAGTAAAGACCGAAGGACGTGTGGTAAGCCTTTTTGGACGCCCACGCCGACTTCCGGAAGGCATACGTATCGGTAAGGTTTACATGGGCGTTGACTGGATGGACATGCCTTACCAGGCTAAGACTGTGCTTAATCTCGCGGTGAATTTTGTTAACCAGTCCGCAGCGGCGTCTATCCTTAATAGATCTATGATTGCATTTAAAAACACCGCTAAGGCAGCAGGTATTGACTGCAAAATAGTGTTGTGCGTCCACGATGAAATTATCGTGGAGTGTAAAGAAGAGGAGGGGGAGCTTGTATCCGCTATGCTTAAAAACGCAATGCAGCAGACCTGCCGCATCCCCGGTGTTGATCTTGTGGCTATACCTAAGATTGCAAAGAACTTAGGAGATTTGAAGTAAATGTTTTTTAACTTTTGAAAAATTTTGTTGTACATTCTCATAGTTAACTCTTTTGACTTTTTTGTCGAGAAGTAGGATACTTATTTCTAGGAGTGACTATGATAAATAAAAATGTGATTGAGAAACTAAAACCGTGCAACGATCGATGGCAAAATTATCTGAAGCACTACGGTGATCGAAGTTTTTCGCATCGGCAATTCATGGGATTGAAGCACATAACGCATGCGGATAAATTATGGGTAGCGTTTCAGTTACTTCCAAAAGAAAAGGCAGTGTTAGCGGCTGCTGACATCGCTGAGAGCGTTTTGCACATCTATGAAAACGCCTATCCTAACGATAGCAGGCCACGGAAAGCTATTGAAGCAGCGAGAAGTGGAGATAGGAAAGCCGCCAGCGCCGCCGCCATCGCCGCCGCCTGCAACGCCTCCTACGCCGCCTACGCCGCCTCCTACGCCGCCATCAACGCCGCCTACGACTGCGCCACCGCCGCCACCTGGGCCGCCGACTACGCCGCCATCGCCGCCGACGATCGGAAAAAGCAAGAAAAACTAATCCGAACAATCATCCTTAAGTATTGGAGATAATATGTACAACACACAGAACGTTAGAGATATCCTTGATGCCATCGACTCAGTAAAACTACGCGCACGTAAAGCTTGGAGAGATCACGACAATGTGCAGGCCCAAGAGCTAGTCGGTGATTTATTTGCCCTTGAATGCTGCTTAACGTACGAGGTACGAAGACTTTTAGATGCTGAAGATGCTTACGAAAAGGAGTGCGCTTAATGTTTGACGAACAAATCTACGACGATATATTCGAATACACCGAGACGTGGTTTATCACCGTGTATGGGAGAGCTATGTTCATAGAGATCTTACATAATATCGATAACTAAGGAGTGACTATGATAAATAAAAATGTGATTGAGAAACTGAAGCCTTGTAGCAATCGATGGGAAAATTATCTGAAGCGCTACGGTCACCGTAGCTTTACGTATCGGCAATTCATGGGATTGAAACATATAACGCATGCCGATAAGATTTGGGTAGCGGTTCGGTTGATGCCAACGGAAAAGGTAGTACTAGCAGCTGCTGACATCGCCGAGAGCGTTTTACATGTATTTGAGAATGCCTATCCTAACGATAGCAGGCCACGGAAAGCTATTGAAGCAGCGAGAAAAGGAGATAAGGACACCGCCTACGCCGCCGCCCTCGCCGCCAGCGCCGCCGCCTGCAACGCCTCCTACGCCGCCTACGACGCCGCCAACGCCGCCGCCCTCGCCGCCAGCGCCGCCGCCTGCAACGCCTACGACGCCGCCTACGACGCCGCCTTCTTCGCCGCCCTCGTCGCCGACCGTATCAAGCAAGAAAAACTAATCCGAACAATCATCCTTAAGTATTGGAGATAATAGTGGAATAAAAATTAATAATTTGTATTGACAATTCTTAACCAAGTGTCATATTTGACATATGAACACTTGGACACGTTATTTAAATAAGTTTCTTGGGCTGTTTCCTGCTCCTCTTCCCCAAGGAGTACCAGCCTTCGAGGAGTGGGTAGACGCCTTAATGTCTACCTACTCCCTACCTACCTCCAGTAAAGACGACGTTAAATTTGTCATTGCCGGAGAAATCCTAAGATTTGGACCCCTCAAACACCGGTGCTCTAAGTATCGCATGGTGAGGGCTATTCGTGCCGTAGCTGCAAAGCAAATAGCTGGTAATGCTTTCCAGGAGATAAAGCAACGGCAGTTTGCGGCGCAGAAGGCAGCGAATGAAGTGCAACCACAGTAACATCACCAAGGGGTGTAAGCACTGTCAAAAGCTATCTAGAGAGTGGAATAAGAAGCTAGAGAAATCAGGCGTAGAAAATATCGAACAAGAAGACGGAAATCTTAAGCAGTGGCACTCTTTTCACTTCGCCAGAAAATCACATTCTGTTCAAAATGGCGGTCAAACATCGAAGGAAGAGTATTACCGCCTAGCCGGGCACTTCCTTCATAACTACCCTTTCGAAGTAGAGCGAGACCGAAGAATCTGGGAACTTCACGCAGAAGGATTGTTCTCACCGGATATCGTGAAAAGGTTATCAAAACAAGGATTCAGAGTAAAAACCTCAATAGTACATGAGACTGTAAAAAAACTCACTAAGATTATGATAGGACAACTATGGAGCAGTTAAATAAAGCGGACTTAATCGCCATCCGCAATGGAGTCCTGGATGATAAAAACTTTATCCTAGCGACCATGCTCCGCGGACTCTACTACGGGGAAACCGCATTCTCAGAGATGGACAAATCACTTTTCATGTCCAACTACCACGGTGTGGTTGAGAAACTACTAGCATGCCCAAGCACCACGGTGAGGGTAGCCTGTCTTAAGGAAGATCCAGGTACTATTTTGGGTTACGTAATTTATCGTGAAGCAGGAGGCACTACGGTGCTCGACTACGTGTTCGTAAAAAGTGCTTGGAGACATATCGGCATTGCTAAGAGCCTAGTACCTCTGTCCTTCTCCTTCTGCACGCACCTGACAAAAATTGGCAGATCTCTAAAACCTGAATCTTGTAGCTACAATCCTTTTCTTCTATGAACACTGACGAAATCAACAAGCTTATAAGCGACACCATCACCGGTGAAAGTAAGGACTACACCGGGGACGTGGGTGCAGCTATAGGGCTACTGCAGTTACTTCATAAAAAAGAAGGAGTCACCATCAACTACTCTAACCCTCACTACGACAACGAACCTTCTTGGTTCGTACAATTTTCATTCAGCGGCCCTTATTGGGCTGCTAATGATTCTTTACCGATAGCTATTTGTCTTGCTGCTCTTCGCAAGGCAGGAGTTAAATTCACAAACGAAGAGTATAAACCGCATTACTGGAGAAATAGAAAGTGACTAAACGCACTGTAGCAGAAATCGAAAATGACTTCCGGAACGCCAGCACCAAAGCTGGTTATGTCCAGTTCCAAATTTTTCAACTTAAGGCGGATCTCGCTCTGTTGAATGAACAAATTCGGGACCTAAACACCGAGGGATTGAAGGCTCAAGCTGAGGCGAAAGCAGAAGCGGCGGCGCCGGAGGTGACCAGTGTCTAAGATCACGTTTGCAAAGCTTCATTCTGGTCTTTTTATCCCTAACGCCGGCGGACCCGGTAAGAGTCTCAACACCAAGGATACGATGCCACCAGAATCGACACTTCTGAAGAATCTTGAGATGACCTACCTAGATTCTGGTGCGATCTTACTCACTTGGGATTCGGAGGGACTTCGTAAGCGCTACATCGTCGGGGCTTCTAACGTAGCATCCGTTATGTTGGAACCGGAGAAGATCCCACCGGTGAAAGTAGTTAAGAGCGCCTAACAGGAAGGTACCTCGTCCGAACGCAAGCCGTGTCGACGCCGGCTCGAGGAGGATGGGCAAAAGTCGTGTGTACTGTGGACACCTACCCGACCGGGGTACCGTAAATTATGACGTATATAAAAGATTCCAAAGGACAGTACGTGAAGGTAGAAGTCCCAAAACCTGAGCCGGTTCCATCTCGTACTGATGTATCTATTGATAGCCTTTTGAATAAGGGTCTTCTAGCGATAGAGCGTACCATGAGACATATCGTTGAGAGATCTGTCCACGGGGTATTAGAACGATCAGACGTGCAGAACCTTAAAGACCTAATGGTACTACTGCAGGAATTAAAGGAAAAAGAAGACGATATCCTGAATAAGATGACAGATGAAGAATTAGAGAAAATTGCCAATGCTGACTAGGGGAGGTGCCAAAAAAGCTATAATTAAAAGAGCGACGTTAGAAGTAAAGCCTCTTGAATTACGAGCTGACTTCCCGGAACAAAATGCATTTGTTCATGACAACAGCAGATTCGTCGCCGCCCAGTGCTCTCGTCGCTCCGGTAAGACTAACGGATTAGCGCTGCGATTCTTTGAGACTATGGCCAAGTACCCACGCTCCCAGTGTGTGTACCTAGCGCTTACTCGAGATTCGGCAAGGGACATTGTATGGCCTGTTTTACAAGAGCTAAACGAAAAGCATAAGTTAGGATGCACGTTTGTACCTTCGAACCTGACTATGACCCACCCCAACGGTGCGCAGCTAAAGCTCTACGGAGCAGATATGTCGAATTTCATTAAGAGATTGAGAGGACGGAAATTCCCCGGTGTTGCAATCGATGAAGCGCAAGATATGTCAGTTCATTTGCAATCTCTTGTGGAAGACGTACTTACGCCGGCAATAGCCGACTACGAAGACGGTTGGCTGGCTCTCACCGGAACTCCTGGACCAGTTCCAAATGGCTATTTCTTCGACGTGACACAAAAAGGAAAATACGGATACTCTCTCCACAAGTGGACACTTTTAAGCAATCCTTACATGCCGGATCCGAAAGGATTCATCACAGATCTTATGCAGAAGCGGGAGTGGGATGAGAACAATCCTACTCTTAGACGTGAATACAGAAATGAGTGGGTGTTAGATCAAAAAAGCCTTTGGATACAATATGAGGCTAATAAAAATCACTTCACGCAACTCCCGGTGATTACACCGGACAAGTGGAACTACATAGTAGGAGTTGACTTTGGTTTTAAAGATGCTGATGCCATAGCTGTTCTGGCTTGGTCGGATACGACAAAAGAAACTTATCTTGTAGAAGAAAAGGTAGTCGCTAAACAAGACATTACTGCAGTGGCAGAACAGATAGAAGACGTAATAAAAAGATATAACCCTGACAAGATAGTATGCGACGAAGGCGGTCTCGGTAAAAAGATGGCAGAAGAGCTTAGAAGACGCCGCGGCATACCGGTGCAGGCGGCAGACAAGCACCGCAAACAGGAACACGTAGCCTTCCTCAATGACGCCCTACGTACCGGTAGATTTAAAGCCAAGAGTGCTAGTCGATTTGCTCAGGACTCGTATCTTGTGCAGATAGACTGGGAAGCATCTACACCGGATAAGATTGTAGTTAAGAAACAACCCCATAGCGATATCATCGACGCGGTGCTATATGCCTTCGTGGAAAGCCCGGCATTCGCTTACCAAGCCAAGGTACAAGCTCCGGCCTATGGGTCCAAGGAGTGGGCTGAGCAGCAATCCCAGGAGATGTGGGAGGCAGCACAATCCCACTTCTCGAAAGAGGCCGAGCTAAGTCGGCAATGGGACGACTAATAATGGGTAAAAAAGCATAATAATCGGTAATAAAGCAACATAAATTTACATAATCCTCACGGAACCACACTAGTGAGGACTAAAAATGCCACTTCCTTGGTTAAAACCTAAGCCGCAAACCGGTGTTATCGTAAGTACCCGTAAATCCGACGGTTCCCAAGAAGAGGAACAAGACTCCGACGAAGGCCTACACGCCTGCGCCGAAGACCTAATGCGCGCTATCGCCGCTAAGGACCCTGCAGGCATTGCCTCTGCGCTTAAAGCAGCGTTTGCAATCTGCGACTCTGAACCGCATGAGGAGTCTAATCCCTCCGGAGAGTCTTTTGAGTCTATGAATGAGAAGGCTGCGACATGAAACATTGTTTTTCATGTAAAATTGCTAAAGACAACAAGGAGTTCTCGCCAAGAAAGGAAAACACTTCTGACGGACTAAGTGAACATAACATTGAAAACTTAAAAAGAGCAATTTGTTATTTGGAGAAAGATTACTCAGAAGCGACGGTTATACCCTTGAAATGTAACCCTAATGCTTACAGAAAGAAAGCAGGCTGAATAATGTCTATTCCTATTACGGGTAAAGTTCGTAGTTTCGTAGGGTTGAACTCTTTTACTAACACCGTCGCCAGTGCCGGGATCTATAATATCCAAGTCGAATGTACGGTGACTCCTACACCGGGGCACTCGAGTGGCGGCGCCGGTGTTGGCACCTACAGCTGGACCCCCGGTGTGACCTCTGGAGCTACGATTATTGTCACGCAGAACGGCACTACGGTCTACACCGCACCGGCATTGACCACGCATGCCAAGGCGGTGCGGTTTACGTTCCAGCTAACGTGTGCCGCTAACGATGCCATTGTCGTTGCTCTTACCTCGTCAACGGCTAACGACGCCCTCGCCAACGTCATTAAGACTGACGTGGCAATCAACCAATTTCTTTTAACCGCCAATATTTAATATGAAGACCTGCTCCGTGTGCAAACAATCAAGACCACTGGAAGATTTCTACAAAAGCAAGAAGTCGAAAGACGGTCTTATCGGTAGATGCAAGTCCTGTCATAAGAAAGCCTGCTGTAAAGTCAAAGCCCGTAGCGCTAAGTTAGTGAAAAAACACGGTATTACTGGAGAGGATAAAGATGCTCTTATAAAACTGTGGAATAACAGATGCGCTATCTGTGACAAACCAGAAACTATTATCGATAAAGATGCTCTTATAAAACTGTGGAATAACAGATGCGCTATCTGTGACAAACCAGAAACTATTATCGATAAAAGATCCAATAAAATTAGAGAACTAGCTTTGGATCATGATCATAAATTAGGACATATCCGAGGGGTACTCTGCAGCAAATGCAACAGAGGAATCGGAATGTTCGACGAGAATATTGAATTTTTACAAAGTGCTATTACTTATTTAAAGAACTACAGAGAAGTTCTGGAGGAACAAAATGCCGCTATTTCAGTCTAAATCAAAAAAAGCCTTTAAACATAACGTTAAGACGGAAATTTCTGCAGGGAAACCGCAGGACCAAGCTTTGGCAATTAGCTACAGCATTAAGAAAAAACCCAAGAAAATGGCAGCCGGAGGCAACGTAGAGTCCGCCAAAGAAGAAAAGCGACCAATGCCGGACGAGACGTTTAACGACGCCGCCTCCGTAGCTCACAACAAAGGCAAGAAACCTCTAGAATCGGCTGACTGGACCGACGATACTTGGCAGAAGTTCGGCAAGAACATGTCCATTAAGCAGGGCCAACGCCCAGCACCACTTCCTATCGCTGGTCATAAAGTCAATGACCGTGACCTGTTCGAAAAAGAGCAGCATTTGATGGCCCTAGCACCAGGGCCATACGGTGAGAAACTTCCAGAACCTATGGCAGCTGGCGGACCAGTGCCCGGTCTCGATGAGGAAGCCCCGCACACCGGTGAGACTGCCGAGGACATGCTCCGTAGGCATGCGACTGAACTAGCAGCGGCTGGGTACATGGCTCCACGCCCTTCGATGGAAGAGTACATGGGCGACAAGATGGCCATGGGCGGCGTGGCCGGCGGTCTAGCCCCCGGTGAAGAAGACGATATGAGCCCCGGCTATGACGTCTTTGAAACCATTAAGCGCAAGAAAATGGCCGACGGTGGGATGGTCGATCTGGAAGCCAACAGCGAAGAGCACGAAAACACCGAGGACGACCTGAGCTACGACGCTCTGAAGAAAGAGCAGTACGACCTAGACCAGTTGGATGAGCAACCTATGGACTCCAACGAACACGGTGACGAACGTGAAAAGGACGCCGAAGACGATCACGACGACAGCATCGTGGGACAAATCAAACGTAAAGCCAAAAAGAAATAAGTTTTCTTTATGACAATCAAAGAACTCAAGGCGCTAGCGAAAGCTTGTCGCGCAGCCGGCATCGCCCACTATAAACACGGTGACGTAGAGTTTACGCTAACGGCTGAAAGTCCACCTAAAGTTGTCCGTAAGCGTATTACCCAAACCGCCGATCTGGGTGCCGATGTTAAATTCGAGTCCGACACCCCCACTGGTGAGGAACTTTTATTCTGGAGTTCCCAAGGCTTACCTAACGATCCCGGCGCAGGAGAAGCCTAATGTTTAAGTGCAAAGACGCTGCTAGAAAATACTACCGGGAATACGCTAGGAAATACCGAGCTGCTCATCCTGGAAAAGACAAAGAGTCTTGCGCTAAATATTACGCCTCTCACAGAGAGGAAGCTAAGGCTAGAGCACGTGCGTATTACGCCAAAAACAAAGAAAAGGCTAGGGCATCTCAGCAACGTTACGAAAAAGAACATTTGGATTTGCGCAGGACAATATCTGCTACTCATCGTGCAGCTAAACAAAACGCATGCCCGCCGTGGATGTCCGGGGATCTGATGCAAGAACTTAAGCAGGTCTACGCATGGTGCCCGGAAGGAATGGAGGTAGATCATATTATCCCGCTACAAGGCGAGAATGTGTGTGGGCTACACGTAGTGTGCAATCTCCAATACCTTACTGAGTCGGAAAACTGCAGCAAGCGCGCAAAATTCGACGGTACTTACGATAACGAAGGGTGGAGAAAATGCGCGTAACAAACAGCAAAGGCCCTGCGAAATCAGTTACTTTTAGCACACGCGGTGGACAAACGTCTAAACAGCAGTGGAGCTGGTGGAAAGGCTCTTCCGCCAACGAACGCTGTTCTATGGTTCTAAGCACCGCCGCTTATCTTAAGGAAACTCAAGCGTATCGAACAAGGCAAACTGCGATATATGCTAGGCTTTATGGTAATTTAAGTCTGTACAACTTCATCGGCAGCAACATGACGAAGCTAGACCAAAGCACCGGTCTTCCTGCCGATCGCCCGACGTTCAACGTAGTACAAAGCGCAGCCGACACCCTGGTGAGTCGTATCAGTCAAAGCCGCCCAGCCCCGGTGTTCCTCACCGACAACAGCGACTACAAAGAACGCCGCCTAGCTAAACAACTAAATAACTTCATCCAAGGTGAATTCTATCAAACTAAGTCCTACGACAAAGCTGCCACCATCCTTCGCGACGCGCTTGTTACCGGCACCGGCTGCTTAAAGATTTACGAGACACCGGACAATCGAGTCGGTGTCGACCGCGTATTACTCACAGAGCTTCTCACCGACCCAAACGAAGGCATCTACGGTGAGCCACGGCAACTGTACCAAATGAAGCTCATTGACCGCTCGGTGCTGAAAGACATGTTCGAGGGCAAGGATGCGATGATCACCAACGCCTCCGCTGCCTACCCCGACAACAGCGCCGACTCGTCCAAGACGGTGTCGGACCTCGTCATGGTAGTCGAAGGCTGGCACTTGCCTTCTGGAAAGAACGCTAAAGACGGACGCCATGTCATTGCCTGCAGCGAAGGCTTGCTATGCGACGACGAGTACACCAAGGATAAGTTCCCGTTTGTGTTCCTCCACTACAGCCCCCGCCTCCTGGGCTTCTGGGCTCAGGGCTTAGCAGAACAGCTTATGGGAACGCAGATGGAGATCAACAGCCTTCTGTACACCATCAGCCGAGCGATCAAGCTAGTCGGTGTACCTCGCGTATTCCTCGAAGCCGGATCCAAGGTCGACGCCGCCCACAATAACAATGACGTAGGCGTAATCATAAAATACAGAGGGACGAAACCAATC